CTACCCTGCGCCGAATCCTGCGGTCGTATCCACCAGCTCCGCGAAATAGGCATTCCAGAAGTAATGCGTGGAGCGGTGGTGGCGCGACGACTTCAGTCGAATCTTGATGCGCACGCGGCCCACGTCGGGCACGTCGATCTCGGACACCACATCGCTCGGGGACGAGCTTCTGGCCGCGCCGTGCTGCTGCTGCGCTTGCGCGATGAGGGCGCCGGGCACCTTGCCCAAAATGCCGTTGCTGTCGTCCCATGCCATGGCGACACTGTACGCGAACACTGTATGCTCATCCAGTGCTTTGCAAGGTCTATTTCGCCAATCGCAAGGGCGTGCAGCGCCCAAGGGATGACGTACGCGGCACGCCGCAGATCGGCGAGCTGCGTCTGCGCCTGATGAGCCGCTACGGTGCCGTGCTGAGCCATCCGGAGACCGGGCGATACCTGCTCCCGGCCCTGGATGCCGTGACGATCACGATCAAGGCCCGGGGCGTGTTGCTGGAAGGCACCGAGATGATCCCGCGCCGGGCCGGCCGGAAGGCCGCCTACGACATGTACGCACAGATGTGGTGGTGCGTCCCGGTGTTCGACTCGATCGTGCTGGACGATCTCAGTGCGGGGATGGCCTAGTCGTCAGCGATCCGAAACCCTTGACCAGTTCAGCGCCACGGCAGTGCGCTCAGCCTCATGGAGAAAGCCCTTAAACGCCGTTGCCGACTCTGCGCGGAGTGCCCGGACACGCTGGATCAGTTCCGGCGGCGCAGTGCCGGGTCCACACAACTGCGCGTGCAGCTCATCTTCCGCGGCTCGGGCTTCGGCCTCGGTCGCGCGCCATTCGTCGTGAAGTTGTTGAACGACGGAGAGCATGGTGTTCCCAAACGGAGGATTGCCATAGTGCACGCTCATGGCCAGCGGCGGAACTATCTCACGGAGCGACGATCTGTCCGACAGCACGCTTTGTACCGGTCAGCTACTGTGCAGCATGAACCAAACTCCGGCGAAGGCGCAGGCGATCTCACTCTGGCGCGAGTTGAACCTTACTGCTCACAGGGCAGAAATGCTAGTGGCGACGGCAAGCCTGGAGCACGCACGAGGGGTTGGTGGTCCACCGCCCGAGGGCCTTGTCGCGCTTGCACGCGAGCTGCGTGGCCTGGCGAACAGGCAACGGGAGTTGGCACTGTTCGGTTTGGAGGCATCAGCCGTGCGCCGCTTTGCCGGCGAAGTCGACGACTAGAACAGCTCCGGCTCAGCCTTTGCAGCCGGCGGATCCGCCGGAGCCGCATCGAATTCCTCGACCGGCGTGAGCTTGATGAGCGCCTTCGCTTCCTCGATCGTGCCGCGCAGCCACTGGTCCACCTCGCCCTGCTCCAGCAGCACCAGGCTGCGCTTGTCCTGCTTGTCGGGCCCGAGCCGCGGATCCGGCTTGTGCATGCGCTTCATCAGCGGGTGCGCGTCAGCGTTGACCGTCACCATGGTGTAGCTCGGCACTACCTCGCCCGTGGCCGGGTCCGTCCACTCGCTCCACAACCCGGCCACGCTCCACGGCTGCCCGTCGGCCCGCAGGAAGCGCCACCAGATGTTCGCGCCGGTCTCCCAGTTCGGCTCGAAGAACAGCCGGGCCGGCACGATGCAGCGCTGGCCGTGCTTCCAGGCATCGCGGTAGGTCGGTCGACTGGCGAGCGTTTCCTGCCGGGCGTTCACGGTGCTGATGCGCTTTGGCTTCTCGCCCGGGCCGCGCGGGCGGCTCATCGGGATGCGCGTCTCGCTGTCGGGGGGATCATCCCCCACTGCGCCAGCTGCGCCGTGCGTTCGCCCTGCTCGTCCAGGCGCACGACGGGCCCAGTCGACAGCGGGAACAGCTCGCGCGCCCTGAACAGGCCCAGCGGCATGCGCTTGCCGGCACCGATCTGCCAGAAGTCCTCGAGCTCGCGCATCTCGGGCGGGATGTAGCGGGTGCACATAGGCGCCATGATGCCAGCGCAAGGCAGATTCCAGCCCTCATGGACCTGTTTGACACCCACCCCACCGTGCTGCGGCACCAACCTGGTACAGCGACACACTCGAGGAAACACTGCTGCCGCTGCGCGTCGGCGACTACAAGGTGACGCCGGCGGCTGGCCGTGAGGGTCGGTGGACTGTCACCTCTGTCAAAGGCGAGACGGTGTATTGCGGCATCGGTCCTGTCACTATCAAGGCGGGTTGACCATGGCCAACATCTACGACACCGTGGTTGCAGCCCTGCGCGCGCACTGGGCGATGCACGAAAACAAACAGCCACAGAAGCTGCTGCTGCAACCCAGCAGCACGACGCGCTCACGAAGTTGCGCCGGGTCGGCCGGGAAGGCTTGAACGCCGAAGGTCTTGGGTCTGTGCTCGGCCGGTTGGCTTTGCTGGAAGCGATGGTGTCTACGCGGCCTAGAAATGCGGAACCATGGTGGGGGGAAACGCGCACGGTCCGCGTCTCAGGATTTGCAGGTTGAGAGCATCGGCGCCGGGTGCCTGTCTGGGGGCACGCCAAGGCAGTACGACGCTGGTCAATCAGCATGACGGCATTAGAACTTTCTGCTACCCTTTGTTATCGGGCGGGTCGTGCGCGCCGTAAGGATGCGACTGACCCCTGCATGGTCGACACCTTCGGGCGTGGCCGCCTCTCATTCAAGGGCTTCGTAATGACTACGCCTGCAGCAGAAACGACTTCCTCGAAGGCACCGGAAAAGAAGTCCAACTGGATTGGGATCGTTGCCGTGGTGGTGGGCGTTTTTGTGGCCGTCAAATTCATTTGGCCACGGATTACCGGTGCGGCTGACTCTGTTGCACAGTCCTGCATGGGCGTGATTCGCAGCGGCGGTCCGCAAGGTCAAGACAAAGTGTTCAACACCTGCAGCTTTCCAGTGAACGCTGTGGTGTGTCTTGATGGGCGGTGTCCGCGCGCAAAGACTTTCTACCCCGGCGACACTTACGCGCATCTCGCCGGGGAGGGACAGAGCTGGTGGGGCCAGATGACCAGTGCTCAGAAGCTAAGGCTGTACGCTTGCAAGAGGGGCTACGCGCCCGACCCCAAGGACCTTGGAAGCTGCGCCGCGTTGTAGGCCTGAAAGCTCAACATTGCGACGAGTGACCAGTTGAACAATTAGTTTGTATCGCCGCCGGTCTTGTGCTGAGTTGAGGATTCATCGAGCCGCGCGAGGTAATCGGCAATCCACGCCCTAGCTTTCTCAGCAAGGGCGGTGCGCACTTGGTTTGCATCCTTTTCGGGGGACGCGATGGAAACCCTGCACATCGGCTGTCCTTTCCGGAGAACGATCGCGACATGTTGCACACCATCCTGGGCGACCGTCATGGTCCACTCTTCTGGGGCGAGCGGCTGCGAATGCGGCGCTCCTGGTCTGTCTAGCTTCAATGCCTGTCCTCCGGCCCTTGTCTTCTTAGAAAATAAACCATGATGGCTGAACGCCGCCTGTACGCCATCTTGAGTAGGGCACGTGGCGTCGCTATCCTCAAGGACTCGACAGCAAGAGTATCGCGTTCAGCGCCTCTTCCAATTGGTCCCAATTTCTGAACCGCATGCAGCGCCCCCGTCCGTCGAACCGGCCGCCGTGCTTCTGCAGGAGAGCTACATGGGGCGGGAACTTGCCGAAAAGGGCTGGCCATGGGCGACCACGACTGGGGTAGTAGACAGCAGCCACCCATTGCAATTTGTCCGCCAACGAAGGAATCTTCGAATCCTCCGGGAGCGGGTCCACCACAAATGCACGGGTTGCCGAGAAGGCGCTCGATTTGGCGGTGGCAGGCATCTCTTCTATTGGCGCTTCGCACCTCAGGAAATACGGCGGCAAGGAGTTTAGATCAATGCAACCGCGGCGTAGCAGCCTTGTAGACGGCAGGCCCACCGAGACCCCGTTTGAAATGGCGGTCCAGCTGATCCGGGCGGGATGGAAAATCCCGCCGTATCCTGAGCCACTGCCGCTCACAGGCCCGATGGCCGAGCCCGATGACTCACGAGTTATCGCTGCGGCCTACCTGCATCTCTGTGATGCATGGGAATGGCAGGTGCAATGCCTCTACGCGAAGGTTGAGGCCGATTTTCTTGAGCTCTGAGGGGGCACCCCGCATGGCCCACGCCAGCCTCAGCGTGGCCACGCCTGGATGAGCGCCGCCCGGCGATCCCGCTCGCACCAGTAGGCGCCCATCCACTGCACCGCCCACGCTGCCAGATCCTGAGCGGTGGCCTTCGCCTTCAGATCGTCAGGAGCCAGGCACGGCATCGTCAGGAGCACAGGCGGGGGATCGACCTTGGCGGGCGCAGCGGGCCGCATCGTTGAGCATGCGGACAGCAGCATCAGGCACAGGACAGGAAGCCAGCGGCACAGTGACATTGCGGACCCTCTCGATGGTCTTGGTGATGTAGACGGTGCGGACCTGGGCCTGCTTGGCCTCGCCCTGCTCCGCGGCGCGGGCCCGGCCGCGGTTGGCCTCGCGCTGGAACTCGGCCGCCGCCTCGTCCTCGCGCTGCCGGCGCTCGTAGCCCGACTTCTCGGCCGAGTGCCAGAACTTCCACACGCCGGCCGCGGCGGCAACCAGCAGCGCGGCGCTCAGCGCGAGCTTGGCCCAGATGCTCACGACGCCAACCCGAGGAAGCGCCGGCTGGCCAGGTGGTAGGTGGGCCACTTCTCGGGGTGCGGCTTGCCGGGCCGCCATGTGCGCACGTAGTAGGCCCAGGCCGTGTCGACCTGCTGCACCGCCGGCAGCGGCTTGGGATCGGTGAACAGCAGCAGGCGGGCCAGTCCGGCCGCCAGCACATCGTCGTTCTCGATCGCGTCCCAGATTGCCTCGTCGGTGGGCGCCACGCAGCGCGCCTCATAGAGCATCGCTGCGAGCTTGGCCGTCGCGGGATGCGTCCGAACGCCGCGCACCAGACCGCCGCCCTTCTCCCCCTGCCAGAACGACTTTGCGGGGCCCGTCGGCTGCGGCGGGTTGCCGACGAGCTGCCGGCGGTGCTCGAAGCGGCTTTCCTGCTGGCCGATGGTCAGCAGCATGATGCGAGCCTCGTACGTGTCCATGCGCACGGGCAACAGCGCCAGGGCGGGATCGATACCCCGCTGGGTGATCTCAAGCAGGGTCATTTAAACCTCCGATGAAGCGGAAAGCGGTGCAGGGCTGGTCGCGGTAAATGGCGGGCCGTCGCTCCAGTCCCTGCTCTCGATGAGCAGCTTGGCGAGGATGGCCAGGTCGAAGAAGACGGACGGCCAGCCGGGGTAGTCCCACAACCACGGGGAGAACCCGTTCGCTGCGGCGCCCATCAGCAAGACCGCGTAGGCCCCTTTGATGCGCCAAAGCACTGCACTCGTGATCTTGCGGGCCCGGCAGATGCAGATGAACACAATGGCGCCTGAAAGGATCCCGTTGAGGCCTGCGGTCAGATAGGTGTCGGTGGTCATCGGTCGCCGTCCTTTCGGCCGCGAGCAGCAATCCACACGTCCACCAGCGCGTTCACCTTCCGTGCGGCCCACGGGAAGATGACGCTGGTCCACTTGTCAGCGCTGAAAGCCATGGCCGCGCCGAGCGGCGCATAGAGCCAGTTCTCTTCGAGAGGCCCCCACAGGGAAGCGACACCCTTGGACAGTGGGACGGTGACGAACAGCGCCAGCAAGACAGCGGCGAGGAAGTAAACGCAGGCGCGCGCCAGGCTGTCGCCCTCTCGCTGCATCACCATGACGGCCGCGCCGCCCATCGATGCGATCGCGATAACGACATAGGGGCCGACGACTATTGCCATCTGCGGGCCAAAGACCACGCTGGCAAGCAGCGTCACCAGGTGCACCGGCGTTAGGTCGGGAGAAGAAGGGTTCATGCGGTGCCTGCGGGGTTGAGCTGTCGCTCCAGCTCATGGATGCGAGAGAGGGCGGCGTCCAGGCGCGCGTACAGGTCTTGGACGCCGGCCAGGGCCAGTGCGCCGAGGGCGGAGGCGTCGACCGAGCGCAGGTCGGGGTAGTCGTCGGTCGCGTGGATGGTCACCGCCTCTGGCGTGTGGATCTCCAGCTCCTGCGCCAGCACACCGATGCGGCGCGGCGCGGCGCTGGGGTGCGCCGGCCCGGCGATGATCGGAATCTCGGCGCTCTTGCGGAAGGTCCGCACCGGGGCCGCCTCGATGCGCTCTCGGACGTTGTCGATCGGCTCGATATCGAACTTGGTCCGCACGTCGGAGTACACGTCAAACGCGGCTGCGGCCAGCAAGTGACCGTCGTTTCGGTAGCGCAGGAACACACCAGCCTGGTTGACCTGCCAGAAGCTGATGACGCCGGGCTGGTGGTACGCGGCGGCGTAGTTCGTATCGCCTTGGCCGCCGGTCGCATTCCACAGGATGTTGATGCGGTAGGTGCCGTCGAACTGATACGTGCCCCCCTGCGGGGTCAGGCCGTTGTAGTTGCCGTTCCAGTAGAAGTTGTTCGCCGCCATCGCCCCGTTGTGGTTCCACGTCCCGGAGCTGGATATGACGTCGGTGGACCAACTTACTGACCAGATAGTGCCGAGGCTGGAGCCCCCGTTCCACTTGGTGAGCGCCACGTTCTTGGTGCCACCAGAGCCCAGCTCCAGCGTCCAGGTCCGGCTCCCGCTATCCCGGCTCTCGATAACCGAGTTGCCGGTGCCGGCCCCCATGGTCGAGTCCAAGATGAGCGCGCCCTGTCCGGCTGCACCGAAGGGCACAGGACCTGCGCAGATAGTCCCGGCGGTGTACAGGGCGTTGTAGATGAAGACCGAGCCGTCGCTCCGTTGAATCGCGAACGCGCCGTATGACCCGTCCTGGGCGGCGCCCGCGTCGTTGTACCGGAAGACGCGGAAGTTCGATCCGACATTGCTGCCAGACTCAGCACCCGTATCCCCGAGATCCATGGCCCAGCGGGGAGAGGTATTCGTGTATGAAGCAATCCTCGCGTACTGGCCGGACCCGCTCTTAATGAGGCTGAACTGGGGGTTGGCCTTGCCGATGGCGAGGTTGCCCGTCACCGTGTCGCCCGCGAGCAGCACGTAGTCCAGGCGGTCGGAAGCCGCGAGCTCGCGAATGGAGCCCGTGTAATGGACGAGCGGCTTCTTGGTGGCCACGAATTAAGCCAGCACGACCACCGTGCCGGCTTCGAAGTTCACGCTGGTGGCGCTGGTGGCCACGCCCAGGCGCTGCACGACGTTTCCGCTGGCACTGGGCACCGCGGCGCCTGCCTGGCCAGCCGTGGTCTGCAGGAACACCGGGCCTGGCGTGAGGCCCGACACGCCCGTGTTCGTGCCCTCGAAGTAGACCGTGGCGTTCGCGCCGCTGGCGACAGCCGCGAGCACGAACCCGTGCGCTTCCTTGCCGACCGCAGTGGCGTCGGCCTTGCGCACGCGCGCGCCGCCGGAGTTCCACACGTTCACGAAGTCGCCGGCCGCGAGCGCCTCGCTGGCCTGAATGCTGGCCGTGTCCGCGCCGATGCCCACCGGCATCATGGTCGGGTCGATGCGGCCCGAACCATCGAGCGCGACCAGCTTGCCCGAGTCGCCCGCGCCAGCCGAGCTGGTCTTGCCGTTCGTGATCGTGAGGTCCAGCACGCCACTGGCGTTGAGGGCCGGCACCTTGTTGGCGTCGCCTGCCCCGGCGCTGGTGGTCAGCGTGGTGTCTTCGGTGAGGACACCATTCACCTGCTTGAGGTGCTTGGTGGTCGATGCAGTTCCCATAGGGCTACTCCAAGACGATGGGCATCTTCAGCCCGATGTGGATCTGATCGGCGCGCGTTGCAACGCCGACGATGAGGCGGTAGCCGGCGGCCGGCGGGGTCTGGGTGAGCACGCCGGCCAGGCCAACGAATACCGGCTGGTCAGGCACCCACGACCACGACGGCTCGGTCATCAGGCCCATGGTCTGCACCTGCACTGGGGCGCCTTCGCTCGCGGCACCCTGTGTGATGCCCAGCACCAGCGACGCATCGGCCAGCGTCTCGCAGTCGGCGTAGACCACGACGCCGGCGAGCGATCGCACGGCGCGGTGGCCACCCAGCGCGCCGCCAGCGATGAGGCTGAGGGCGGACCCGCCAGCGGCACCGGGCGGCCCGGGCATGCCCTGCACGCCGACGTCGAGCAGCGTCACCTGCTGTTCGCGCTCCACGACCAACAGATCGGGCGCGTCGTCGACCAGCAGTTCGTTCTCGGCCGCGTCAACGACGGTGCCGCCAGCGTCCTCGATGTCGACGATCAGCTCCGGCAGCTGCTCGACCAGCTGCTCAACGACGGTGACCTCGGTCAGGATCTGCTCGCGCGTCACCGCGTCACCTCGGGCGAGACAGTGACCGTGCCGGCCAGCAGGCGTCGCACGGTACCGTCCGCGAATTCGATCTCCAGGTCGAAGACGCCAGACGTCCACTGGAACGCCGCCGTGGCAGTGGCCTCGATGCGCAGCACCACCGTGCCGGCGGCACCGCCGAGCGTGATGCCGCCATTGGCAGTCGTCAGCGACACCAGCACGTCAGCGCTCTCGATCGCCTCGCGGATCTGCATGCGCGCGGTGCAACCGGTCAGGTCCACCGGCGTGGCTGGCTTGCCCGTCTTCCACGTCACCTGCCGGGTGAACGTGGCACCCTGGTCGACGGACAGTTTGAGCTTGAAGGCAGCCATGACAGCGATGGTCGCGGACCATCGCTGCAGCGCCGAACCCTACAGGGGTGCCCTACTCGGCCAGTGCCGCTCGCGTGCGCGCGATGTCCTCCCGCATCTGGGCGCGCATCGCCTTTGGCGCGGTGTCCGCGATCCGCTCGTCCTTGGACTTGCGCATCTCCTTGACCCTGCGCATCACGTCAGGAATCTTGATGACCATCGGCTGTTCGGGGTTCTTGGCATTCCAGTCCGCCACAGCGTCGCGTGCCTTCTGCACCTTCCCCGGGTCGTTTTCAAAGATTCCCTGCGCCCACTCGGCGCGGATCTCCTGGGCACGCATGTTGTAGAACGCCTTCGCGGTCTGGTTGATGCTGTTCGTCTCCTGGATGTTTGAAACGCTGGCAGGCTGGAAGCCGATCGACTTCAACGCAGCTTCGAGCATGTTGGTGTCGAGCACCTTGTAGCCCTTGGCGTCGCGGTACATGCCCGTCGCTGCCATGTCAGCGCCCTTTGCGGCATTGCGCACAGCCGCCGGTGAAATCTCCAGCAGGCCTGCGCCGACGTTGCCGGTCAGCAGATTTTTGCCGCCGGAGAGGATGCGGCTGGCAAAGTCACCGGCCGGGCCCGCGATCTCCAGGATGTCGCGCGCATGGCTCGTTTTCTCCTGCAGCAGGCCGGTGCCCGGGATGAGGTTGCCCATGCCCAGGCGGCCGGAGACGTCCAGCGGCGCGCCGGGCAGGCCGCTGATGCCCTTGTCGATGAACGCCGCCAGGCCCTTCGGCATGACGCTTTCCAGCAGTTCCTTGCGCGCCTTCTTCGTCGAGAAGTTGTAGCCGAGCATCTGCGCCAAGCCGTCAGCTGCGTCTTCGAGGTCTTCCTCGAAGGGTAGGCCGCCCGCGCCGCCCATGAGCATCAGCATGCCCAGCGCCAGCAGAGTCGCGCGTTTGCCCTCGGGCCCGCCCTGCGTGTACATGCGGTGGAGCAGCTCCAGATAGGCGACGGAGTAGGTCTTGAAGGTCATGAGCGTGCCGCCGACGGCGCCGCGCCCCCACTCCATCTTGTTGGCCTTGCTGTACAGGAACTGCGTCTCGGTGATGGCCTTCCGCGCGAACCCGGCCGGATCGGCGATGCCCTGCTCCTTCGCCGTGCGGTACGCGGCGATGAACGTGATGCGGCGATTCACCTGCTCAGCAGCCCCGAAGACCTTGCCCCAGGCCAGGGACAGGCGCGACAGTGCGTTCTGCCCCATGGCCCGCAGATCGCCAACGCGCGTTCCGTCTCCCGACCGCAGCGAGCCCGCGCCGCGCGCCTGTGCCATGAGCTGGTGCACCTCCTGCGGTGCCACGACGCCTTCGGCCTCTGCGCGCTTCAGCGCGGCAGCGAGTTCGGGCTCCAGTCCCTTGCCGCGCGACGCCACATCCTTCGCCGCGCGCCCCATTTGAGCGGCGGCCGCCTTCGTGCCGCCGTACTGGCTCAGCCACGGGAAGGTGACCTGCACCGGCTGCAGCGCGTTGACGAGCGCCGATGCGATCGACCCGCCCAGGTACTGGGCGAACAGCAGCCCGCGGACGGCCTGGGCCTCTTCCTGAGGGTTCTTGACGTACTCCGCCAGGCGGACCGCCGCATCCTTCAGCTGCCCCTGCTCCTTCGGAATGGCGTTCACCGCTTCGCCCAGGTCGCCCATGTGCAGTCCGGCGGCCGTCTGCCGCGCGTTGCTGTAGACGAAGGCGGCCAGCACCCGCCCGACGTCCTCGCTGAAGCCCGCGATGCCCTTGCGATGGATCAGCCGACGCATCGCGCTGCGGTTGGTCTTCGTGAGCTTCAAGTACTCCTGGAAAGCCTGGTCTTGGGCATTGGAGCCTGTCGAGTCGAGGCCGAGTGCATTGCCGAAGAGCTCCAACGTCTCCGGTGTGACGCCGGCGAAGAGCTTGAAGGCCTCGTCGGACATCGTGCCTTGCGACACCGCCGCGGCGCCGAACTCTTCACGCATGCGGGCCGCCATGGCATTCGCCTCCCGCGCAGTCTCGAAGGTGCTGAAGTACTGCCGATCGCCATTGGCGTCCACCACGTCGACCGTGTACCGTCCGAAGCGCGACAGCGGCGCGTAGCCGCGGCCCTGGAGATCGCGCACCTTGTCGGCACGCTCGATGATGCCGTTGGCCGTGTTCAGCAGCATGGTGGCGCGGTCGGGATTGTCACTGGCCATCTGCACCAGGTGGTCGCGCAGCAGGAGCGCCGCCTCCTGCACGTCGGGCGCGTCCATGACGACTTCGCGCAGGCCCTTCGCGTCATCGCCTGCGAAGCGAAGCATGTCCGCCCGCGCCATGGTGTCAAGGCTGCGATCGGTCGACGCGCGGAACTCGCGGTAAAGCGAGATCTGCTCGGGCGTCAGGTTGAACTGGGACCGTAGCTCGTCGTCCGACCACACCACCCCGGGCTGCAGCATGCGCGACTCGTACCGGCTGTTGATGGCCTTCTCGTAGCTCTCGAGCGGCATACCCTGCCAGGCCCGGAGCATCCGCTCGTCGATCTGGCCATTGCGCAGCAGCCGCTGCGCCTTCTGCTCGGCCGTGTAGCCTGCGGCCGCATCGATCAGCGATTGCACCGGTACTGCCTTGCCCTGTTCGTCCCTCGCCCATGTCAGCGTGCCCTCGAATACCGGCTTGGCGATGGCCTTGTTGTCGGCGGCAGCGACGGGCGACTTCTTGATGTCGCGCCAGGTTTCCAGCTTCGGCAGCAGCCGCGGCGCCAGCTCGGCGGCGTCGCTGGCATAGAAGCTCACATCGTCGACGAAGCCCTGCGCGGCGTCGAACACTCCCTTGAAGGCCGGCGACCGCTCCGCGAGGTTGTACATGGTGCCGACGGTCTTGTGCCACCACGACAGCTTGCCCGGCGCGCTGAAGGTCTTGTTGAGCTCCGCCGTTGCCCGCTGGGCGAAGTTCTTGACGGTTGAGCGGCTGAAGCGAGATTCAGGACCCATGTCAGTTTCGTCCGAGGGCTCGGCAGACGGCGCCGGCGCATTGCGAACGCTGCCGTCCGTTGCTACACTGGAGTTCTGCAAGCCCTTAGCGGAGCGGTATTCCCCAGGCAATTGGAGCCTGGTAGACCCGAGCCACTGAGGGCTTTGCTCTTTGTCAAGGTAGCGCAACTTGCCATCGTTTAGCCAGCGCTGAATGGCGCGCAGGTCGTCCTTCGGGTACAGGCTGGGCACGAAGTTGAAGGTCCGAGCGCCGCGCGTCTCCTCTGGGCTGATGGCCACCACCAACGGCTGGCCGCGCACCATCTCCGACGTCACCGCCACATACCGGCCGGCCACCGAATCGGAGGCGAACACCATCACGGGCGACTCCAGCAGTTCGGGGATGCGCTTGAGCATCGACTTCGGGACGCCGTGGTCGAACACCACCTTTGCGAGCACGGCGGGTGACGTGCGCAGTTCGCCGGCCGGGAGCCCCGCCGCCTGAAGTGCTGCCGAGGTATCGCCGATCGCCACCGGCCCACGTCCGGGCGCCTTGCCCGCCATGCCGTCGGCGATCGCCGCATCCACGGCCTCGTCGTAGCCCGCAGCTCGAGCGAACGCCGGTGCCGGCAGCGCGGTCCTGTTTGTGTGCGCCAGCCCGCGCTCGACATAGGCGCGCGCCGGCAGGATGAAGTTGCGCACGATCTCGTCATCGCTCATGCGCATGTTGCGGAAGCCCGGGACGTTTTCGCGCAACCAGCTGCGGATGGCAGCGATGGCCCGCCGCACGAAGTGCAGGTCGGGCGTGTTCTGCGCCATCTCGGCGAGCACCTCCTCCGCAGCAATGCGCCGGTCCATGGCGGTCACGCCGCGCAGCCCGTATTCGGCGGCCTTGGCGTCGACCTCGGCGCGGCGCATGGTGGCGATCTGGTTGAGGATGTTGCCCAGGCCGGGCCCGAAGGTAGAGCGCAGGCCATGGTGTCCCAGTACCTCGTGGAACAACACGCGCGCGACGTCGTTCTCTGAGTGCAACTGCGACGAGATCAGGTACGCCTTGCCGCGGTAGTAGAAGCCCTCCGGGTCGCCTGCTGCGCCTCCGCTGCGCTGCTTCTGGTCGGCTCGGCGCACAGCCTCGGGAATCACCGGGTCGTTCATGTCGAACGCCACGACGACCTCCGGACCATTGGCCCAGGCGGAGCGGATCCTGTCGCTCGTACGGGTGACGGCCTGCACGGCCTGAGCAATCGCGGCTGGAGAGAAAGCCGGCGCCTCACCGCGTCGGAACATTGCGACGTTGCCGCCCTCCCCTTCGCGGGTCTGGATGGTCTGGACGAGACGCTCCATGGCGCGATTGATCGCTGCCCGTTCGACACCATGCGGGAACGGGCGCTTCACACCCCACGGGGTCAGGATGCCCGCGTTCTCCGGCCCGAAGTTCAGGAACGGGCTGCGGCCGCCCTGCGCGGCGATCTTGTCTTCTACGTATCCCTGGAAGGCGCGCGCCGCCATCTCGTGGGGCGTTGTCCAGTAGTCTTGGCCGCGACCCTGGTCGAGCTCCTTCGCATCCATGGCGAACTGCGTCGGCACCATGCGGGTCTTCTCGCTGTCCTGCTGGGCGTCCGCCAGCATCTTGAGCCTGGCGCTGTACAGCTGCATCGCGCTGCGCAGCCGATCGAGCGGCCCGTTGTTGTCGGCGGAGAACCCCTGCCGCCCGCGCACCGCCTTCATGATGGCGCTGATCTTCTCGAGCGCGTCATTCGTCCAGCGCATGCCCGCCAGGCGGCCGGCGCTGCCGGCTTTCGAGCCGAGCCGAAGATCGAGCGCAACACCGTCCAGGATCTGCTGGGCCACCGTATCGAACTCGGCGAGCTGCTCGGTGCTGGCGGGCTTGTTGTGGCGCTTGTGGTAGCGCGCATCGAGCTCCTGCGCCAAGCCGCTGCGCACGCTGGCCAGACTCTGCTGGACTTCGCTCCGCGCACGGGCCACGAACTGGTCGGCCCGCGCCGTGTCTTCGACGTAGCCTTCCGCCTTCTTGGCGATCGTGCGCATCAGATCGGCATAAGCCTCTCGGACTTCGGCGCGCACGCCGGATCGCTCGCCGCGCAACCCGCCGCTCGCGGCGTCCTGTTCGAAGCTCGCGGAGGACTTGAGCGAGCGCGTTCCGTCCTTTTCCGTGACCCACTCGGCGGAGGCCTTGCCGTCCTGGCGGCCGAAGTAGTGGTCCATCGCATGGAACCACTCGTGCGCCAGCGAGCCAGCGCCGTTCAGCTTCGTCAGGTTGATGACGGCCTTGGCGGGCTCGTAGTGCGCGCGAGCGCCGCTCAATCCCTGGCCGCGGGCACCGAAGGCTAGCGCGAGCTCGCCGTTCAGGCTGAGCGCGCGTGGCGGCACGCCCAGTACGTCTGCCAGGTCGAGCAGTCCATCGAAGGCGTCATTGAGCAACTGCTGCCGGTCGGCTTGGTTGTTCCAGTTGCCGAACTCCACGCCCCGGAAGCCGAAGGTGTCGATGAAGTCACCGTCCTTTACTTCACCGGTCCGCCGCTGGGCGCCCTCGCGGCGCTGGTCCTGAGGGCGCGGCAAGTCGGCCTCGCCGAAGGTCGTGTTCGTCTCCACGATCTGCTGCGCGTGCTCAGCCATGTACCGCAGCGCCTCGTCGCGCGTGTCGAAGGTCCGGTCCACCACCTTCACGCGCTTGCGGTCGGTCACGTCGCGCCAAATCTCGTACTTGCCGCCGCCGGTAGGGATGGCCCGGTGCTTCAGCGAGACGGCGGCCAGGGGCACTGCGGCCTCCGCCTCCTCGCGCGTCGCGTAGGTGTCGCGAGCCACCTGTCGCGGCTGCTTGCGCCAATCCAGCGAGCGGCCGTCACGGATGACCCACCGGCCCTCCTCGCCCGGCTTGCTGCTACTCGCAATCTGCGAGATCTGGAATCGGCGTGCCCACGTCGGCCGATCATCCTTCGGCGTGGCCGCTGCCTTCCGCTGGCCAGTCTTCTCCGCACGGTCCTTGCGGGCGCCGCCGATCTTCTCGCCAAAGTCTTCGATCTTGCCGCCGTCCGATTTGTCGGCCGTCTGTGCTACAGATTCCGTAGCATCAAGTCCCGGCTTGGCCGGCCGGGCGGGCTGCGTCGTGGGCTTCTTGAGCTGGTCCGACAGCGGCTTTTTGAAGCGACCCGAGGCCAACCCGGCCTTGAACTCCTCCACCGACATGGCAGTGACCGGGCCCACTTTCCAGCTGGCGTCGTAGCTGCCCTTGTACGCAGCGACCGCGTCCGCTTCGGTGTTGAAGCCGAAGAGCGCCTTCGCCTCGTCGTAGCTGCCGTCCGGGTTCACTTGGTCGACCACGTAGACCGTGGGCGCGGTGGCGGCATGCGGGCCGACGAAGACGTCGACGTGGTCGCCGTCGGCTGCGAGGCTGCCCTTCACGTAGCCGTAGTGCGCCGCCATGGTGTTGGACCACTGACGGCCGTCGGGCGAGGTGCCGCTGCGCGTGCTGCCCTGCGGGTTTTCGATGCTGATGCGCAGACCCTGGACGTCGGGCCCCGACAGGTGCCCGAGCTTGTAGTTGCCGGCCTCCTTCTGGGCCTGCGTGGGCTCGGGCCGCTCGTTCTGTGGGCTGGTGGCGGCTTCGTTCGCAGCCGCTGCGACCTGCTCGCCGGCGGCCTGGGGAATCTTCTCAACCGCAGCCCCGAAATCTTGCTGCTGCCCAATGACAGAGGCTGCCTGAGTGCCCTCCGGAATCTTCTCAACCGGAGGTGCAGCCACGGCCTGCGCGCGGCGCTGGCGCGCACGTGCGATGCCCTCCCGAAGGGTAGTCGGCGGCGACGCCGGTACCGCGGGCGCGGGCGCGGGCGCGGGTGCGGGCGTCAACGCAGCGAGCTCCGCTTGCGCACGATCGCGCTCAGCGACGAGTCGGGCGTCCCAGCCATTCGCAGCAGCCTGCTGCCGCACAAACGAGAGGCGGCCCTGCAGCTCTGTTGCACGGTCCTGCGCCGCGTCGAACAGCTCGCCGGTCTCGGCATCCAATCCGCGCGTGGCGCCTACTGCTGCCGGGACCGGCGCCGGGGCCTTGGTTGCCGGCAGCTTCTTGCCCTTGGCGGCCGCCCGCTCGAGTTCGTCGGCCTGAGCCTGCGCTGCTGCTGTCGCCTGACGCGCCAGCAGGTCGGCATGTGCGCCGCCGTCGACGGCCTGCACTGCCGCTGCCGACAGCGTGCCGGCGTTCGGGTCGAGGCCCATCCGCTGCGACGGCAGTTCTCGCGCGGCGGTTCGGTCTGCTGCGGTCCGCGCAGTGCCGGCGGCGTCGACGTCGATCGTCGGTGCCGGCAGCGCCAGAAACGGCCCTTGCTCCTCCAGCCGAAGGTTGCCCGTGTCGATCTCGCGCCCAGGTTCGGCCGTCTCCACGAAGGGCAGACCGTCGGTAGGCGCCGCAGGCAGGGTCTGCAGCGGCGGCTGGCTGGCGGGATCGCGCGCATCGAAGGTGCGCTGGACGGCGCTAGGGTCGGCCGGCGGCAGCACGTCGCCCTCCGCTGCGGCCGCGGCCGGCGCAGCGGCGTCGGTGGGAACCAGCGACAGGCCGTCGCTCGGCTCGCTGGCAGCCGGGCCTACAGCAGGGTCTGCAGCTGGCGCTGCCGGCTCACGGGCACCGACACGATGCACGCCGGCGGCGCCGGCGCCCATGGTCGCGCCAGCCAGCACGCCCATCACAACGTTGTCGGCCAGGCCGTCGGTCCAGGGCTTGCCGAGCGCGAGGTTCTGCAGCACCTGCTCCGACACGCTCTGCGGCAGCTCTTCCAGCAGGCCTTCGCTGATGGCGCCCTCCACCATCTGGCGCGGCAGGCTCTTCGCCTCGGTGGCAATGGCCTGGCGCGTGAAGGCATCCTTCGCGCCCTGCGCAAGCATGGTTTCGGCATCGCCGATGCCCAGACGCTGCGCGATCCGGCCCGCCACCGCACCGAAGGCTCCCGTTGCCACACCAGTGGCCACCGCGGCGCCCGTTTGCGTCGGAGTCAGCAGACCATCCGGAGTTTCCTGGCGGATCTGCTCGGCCTGCGTGCCGGCCGCCGTGACGCCTTCGCCCGCCGCGCCAGCCAGTGCGGCTCCGCGCGCGCCCATGGCGCCCAGTCGCGTCGCCGTCATCAGGCCGCGCGCCGCGACACCGCCAGCGCCCATTGCGGGCAGCGACTCGCCGACGGCGGTGGCGATCAAGCTCGGGTTCTCGACGGCCGTGACCGCCTTGTCCACGATGCCGTCGGCCTCCTGGAACTTGCGCTGGGCAGCCTTCGTGGGTTCGGAGTACCAGTCGTTGGCGATGTCGCGTGCACGCTTCGGCTCGAACCCGACCTCCTCGAGCGCCTTGCCGGCGCGCCCGCCGGTGGCGATGTCGGCCAGGCCCACGACTGCTTCGGGAACGCCGACCGCGCCCTTCAGCGCGGTAACGCCGACGTCCCTCACGACATCCATGGCAGAACGGCTGGGCTCGGCTGGCTTGTCGAATTGGTCGAAGAAATTGCCAGACTTCTCTGACTTGGGAGGGTCGTACTGGTCGAAGAAGTTTTCTGCCATCCCGCCAGTCTTCCGGCGGGGCGGCGGGAGGTCGAACCCTACAGGGGCGAAAACCCGGGCGACCGGGAACCGGAGCCCGCGGCCTCAGACAACTCGCAGATGCCTCGTCGGGGTTGTGCCCGGCAACGGCAAGAGTGTCCGAAGGTCATCCTGATTCCATGCCAACAGCTGACTCAAATCGGCCAAAGTGAAGTGCAATTTATCGGTGAGCGTCGAAAGCATCCGATTGAAGTTGCCCGTCTGTTCACGCTCGATCGGCTCAGGCTCCACTTGCCGGATGCCCAACTGCGACACGCGCACAAACAGACTTTTCTTCTGCGACTCGGTTATTGCGCCCACTGCCTCAGCTCGAAAAATTAGCGCCTGTATCGAGATCTTCCAGTAGCGTTTGAACGCCAGCAGGTCCTTAACTTGCACACGAGGTAGCTTCGCGAGCTGAGGAGCAAGCTCAGCGGCCGGAACAAGGAACTCACCGGCGAACTCGTCTGCCTCCTCTTCCATTTGCTCGTGCGGCTCTCGATGCATGACCAAGTGCGCCAGCTCGTGAGCGAGCGTGAAACGCCAGCGATCACCAGGGACCTCAGCATTCATGAAGATCAGTGGAGGCATACCAGCCAGTCGCAGACTGGTCGCGTCGACAGTCTTATGGCCGAAATCGCAGGAAATGACCACGACGCCCGCGCTCTCGACGAGCGCAGTCAAGTTTTGCACTGGACCATCCGGAAGATTCCAATAGGCGCGCAGCGCGCGTGCCACCTTAGATGCGCTGTACCCGTAGTCGTCAACACTCCACGCCGGCAACGGTCTCTTGGGAAGAATTTCGACATGCGGCAGCATTCGCTTCGTTGCCAAGCGCATGAGGTTCACAACGCTGTGGATACGCTTCCGATCGGCCGCAGCGATGGTGGCCCGCTTTCGGTAGAAATAAGCGCTCGACCCAAAGCCCAAGAGCTTTTCGTCCTGTTCGAAGAATTCTCGAGGGAAGCGCAATGCGCTCACGAGCCTAGACCCCGCGTCTTCGTCCAAGTCGCGCTTCATGCCGGCTTCAATCCGTGCTACCTGAGCTTGGCTCAGCCCGGCCTGCCGCGCTAGTTCCTCTTGGCTCAACCCTCGGTGTTCACGAGCAAGGGTCAGCATCTCGCCGACAATCAACATTTAATCCGTCTTTCCTGGGAATCGAATGACCTCCCCGCCAGTCTGGCGAGGTTCGATTTCTGCCGGTTCCACTTCGTCAGCACCACCGCCGCTGGCTGGGAACAGGTCTGCAAGCACAGTCGCAGAACCTCGGTGCGAGATCGAGATCGCCCAAGCATTTCCTTCACCCGCCGGGCAAGTCACCCGCACATCGACCACGTCGATGCCGAGGCTGTCTACAACGTACCCCAATTCCAGGTGGTGGGCGGCATCTATGCCGTCAAGCTCGATCTGTCCCCGAAACTCAGTGACCTGCACGGTGGGCTGGTTCTTGGAGCGATTGTCTTCATCGAACTTCTTAAATCGGATTGCGTAGCGGCCATCAAACACCAGGCCATGCATCAAGTTGCGCTTGAAGTAGCGGACGCCGGGAGTCGAGTCTGCATATGCGGACGCGCGGGTCAAGAAGCAATCGTGGACCAAAGATGCTCTGCTCCTTGCACTCATGGTGACCTGGAAGAAACTGGGCAAGCCCTGAACGTCGCCCCATGCCCCTCGAACCATGTCGTCGAGTGCGTGGAAATGCGACTGCAAGTCTTCGGTGGCGCGGTCCTGGTCAACGATCGACATATGGGGATCCTCTGGAAGGGGTTGGCTCGATCGTACACCCGATTTAATTTTGTATGAAAAATATTCACAAAATAATTCGGTACCCCTTAGCCCCCCGGCAGCCTCGAGTCTTGTAACCCTGCTACATTTCGTTGCAACAAACCGGAGCGAGCATGAGCACGTCGTTTGAGGACCTTGAACGCCGACCAGCGGCTGCAGTGCCCGCACCGACCCTTCGCTTGGGCCGGCACGTGGTCGGGATGGCGTTCGCCGCCTTGGCCAACCCCATGCTGTACTTCGACAGCCGGCCGGTTTACCTGTGGGTCGCAACTTGGCTAGTCCCAGCGGTGGGCGCTGCATGCATCTTCGGGCTGCTCGCACTGTTCTTCACAGAGCGAGCGCGCCGATCCTGGCCCGGAAGCGCCATCATGTTGGCCTGGGTGCTGCTGGTCCTGCTACTTGTGGGCAACGGGATGAACTTCCGACAGATGCAGCAGGACGCAGCCGCGGCGCGCACGGCCGCGGGGCTGAAACCTTTCACAGGGACCTTAGACACACCGCCAGCCCTAGCCGTGGCGCCACCTGCGCCTGCGGTCGACCCTGCCACTGCGGAGCACTACAAGCGCATCTATGCCGCGCACCCGGACGCGAACGCTATTTCGGAGTCGCCGATGTTCCGTGCCTGGCTGGCTCGGAACTCCGATCGACAGAAAATATTCGATCAAGGATCCACCGAAGCGGTGATTGCCGTCTTCAGCGCCTACAAAGCCTCTGCCGGTCGCGATTAGGTCACGCCGGCGCGCTTTGCAGATCCGGGACCGAACTTGCTTTCGAACTCCGCCGCCCGCTTCGGATTGCTCTTGAGCGAGGCGATGGCTTCAGCGTTTGGCACCGGCCACTGTTGCGGCGCCTGGTCCACTCGCTGCACGTCCCCCGTCTGCTTGTTGTACCGGTAGACGCTGCCCTCGGTCGTGCTGCCGTCGGCGTTCTTCACCGCCGGCGTCACCTGCACGCCCCACTCCGACGGCGAGGACTTGCCCTGGATGGCCAGCAGCGCCGTCTGCGCGCGCGTGCGATCGGCCACCGAGGCCTTTGGGTCGAGCACCGTACGACGAAGCGACGCTTCATCCTGGGCCGCCGCGACCTGCGTGTCGCGCACCCGATTCTGGCCAGCGACCTCGTCGCGCCGGATCGCGTTGCTCTCGGCTGCGCGTCGATCCTCGGCGGCCACGCGCTGCGTTTGCAACTGCGCCTGCTGCTGAGCGGCGATGGCATCGCGCTGGGCCTGCGTCCGGAAGCCCAGATCGGCCCGCTGCGTCTCAGCCGCCTGTCGCCCCGCTTCCATATCCGCTGCCGCTCGTGTCTGCACCGGCAGCGCCGCGGCGGCAATCGCGCCCTGGTCTGACGAGAAGCCGCGGCGAGGCGAGAAGGCGCCGCGCGCCGCGGCAGTGCGCATCGCGGCGCCGTCGAACATCGCCTGCGCAGCATCGGGCCCGGGGTTGCCGATCACCGACATGCCGCCAGGCTGGAACCCGAGTCCGCCGCCGGTGGCGCTGCGCGCCGCCAGCGTGTTCGCCGCGGCCATGTTCTGCGCGCTCACGGCGCCGCCCGGGCGAAAGCCTCGTGCCGCCTCCGGAGAATCGCCGTAGCTGTTGCCCGACCGAAACACACCGGGTGCTACTTCAGCAGCAGTTGCCGGTGCAGCGGCTGCCGGCGCTGCAGCGACGGCGGGCGTTGCGGCCGCACTCTGCGCCGGGGCGGCCATAGGAGCCGCAGCGCGGGGCGCAGCGGTCGCGGCAGCTGCAACGGCTGGTGCCGCAGCAGGCGCCGCGGTTTGCGCCGCGGCCGGGTCGAAGCCGAGGCCGAGGCCGGCACCAGAACGCTGCTGGTCCATGAACGGCGTCAGCGAGGTGGGGTCGGCGCCCGCAGGTACGAGCTTGGGCGCCAACGGCGCGGCATCGATGCCGGCGGCGCGCATGCCGCGCACGACGCTCTGGTCGTAGGCGTTCGCGGCGATACGCGCCGGGTAGGTGGTGGCATCCAGGATCCCTCGCCCCACCTTTTCGTTGAAACCCTTGGCGGTGTCCCATGCGGCGCCCACGGCCGCGCGATCGGCGCGCACCTGTGGATCCGCATCCACGGGCGACGGTGCTGGGGCCGGTGCTGGCGCACCCATCGGTGCCGAGGCATACGGGCTGGGCGAGGGCTGCCGGTTGCCCGGGAAGGCGTTGTCCATGGTTGGGCCGGCGGCGACGCGCTGCGGCGCAGGCGCGGGGGATGGTGTGGCAATCTGCGTCGTGCCGGGCGTGCTGGCCGCTGCAGCGGCATCGCCGAAGGCGTTCGGGCGCTTGCGCTCGTCGTCGACCAGCCCGCCGTTGGCGAAGAACAGCTCCGGGTTGAAGCCCATTGGCCCGGCCACTGGCGTGTGCGTGGCGTCCTTGGCAGCATCCAGCGCCTGCACGCCGATGGCGTGGACCTGCTCCGGCGGGATCTCGAACTCGCCGTTGCTCAGGTGCACGTCGACCTTGCCTCCCTTCGGTCGAAACCCGCGCGCGCCGCCATTGCCAGCGCGCCGGAGGGCGTCATCGCCAATCTGCTCCGTGGAGTCAGCGGGCATGATGTAGCTGCCCTGCCGGACAGGCTTCTCGATGTCGTCCGATGTGCCACTGCCGGGACCGCGAACAGGGCCGCCATCGGCGTAGCGGTTCTTGGAGTGTTGAGGATGGAACCCGAGCATGTTGTTTCCTTCGGCGGACGAAGTCCGCCCAGACTGAGCCCCATCTTGGACTGTGGGCCTCAGGGGGGCGAACCCTAGAGGGGTGTCAGAGGCTGCTGCTGTCGTTACCGCTGATGGAAGCGCCGGCGCCAATGCCGTTCAGCGAGGCCGCCGCGGCGTCCGCAACCATCTTGGCGTGCGCGAGGGCCGCATTCACGCGCTCGGTCAGCGTCTTGAGCTCGGCATCGAGGTTGGACCGCGAAGCGTCCAGCTTCAGCTGCGCATCGGTGATGGCAAGCCGCACTTTCGGCTCCAGCGCGGCCACCTCGGCTTGATACATCGCCGTGAGGCTGCGCGCGAGGTCGGTTTTCAGACCCACCAGGCCCGTCGCCAGCTGCATGGCAGTCTGTGGGCCCAGCACCAGCGTGCGGATGTAGTCGCCGGCGGCCGAGATGGCGCGCAGTCGAAGCTCGAGCACCTGCTGCACCGCGAACCGGGTGTTCTCCAGCTCGGCGCGGAAGGCGTTGATGGCGATGTCGCGGCTTTGCCCGGCCAGCTGGCGGCTGGCGTCGAGCCTGATGCCCTGCACGGCGCCTACCAGCGCACCAGGTGGAAGCGGGAAGCCGCGGTTGGCCCACGTGGCCATGGCCTCCGCCTCAGCCTGCGCGCTTTGCGCCAGGAAGCGGGCCTTGTCGCGCTCCCAGATCTGCCGCTCCACCTCGGCGTCGACGCCGGTGCCGCCGTCGATCGCGCGCTCCAGCCACGCCAGCGCCTTGTCCCAGAACGGCCCGGTGGGGAAGTTCTGCGACAGGAAGTCCTTGAAGCCCTGCTCGATCAGGTTCCCGATCTGCGCGTAGGCCTCGTCGTAGATCTCACGACCCTCTTCCGGGTCGGTGAGCGGCAGGTCGGGCTTCTCGGGCGGCAGATAGGAGGTATCCAGCACCGGCCCGGTGAGCTGCGGGGCATCCTCGGCCTCGGCCGCCGCGGCGTTGATGGCCGCGATCGCGTTGGTGAACCAGTTTTGCGCGTTCTCCCACTTGGCGTTGATGATGTAGGCGACGGTCGTTGGCGCTCCGACCCCGCCGCCTGGCTCGGGTACGGGGACGATGCCGCCAGGGGGTACGGTTGCCATGTCAAATTCTCCGGGTCAGGGCGAGCGGCAGGAAGTCGAGGCTGTCCACCTCGAATCGTGCGCCGTGTTCGTTGCTCAGTTGCAGGGTGGCGTAGTTGGGCCGCAGGCCCTTGCCGAGGGTGATGCGCTGCTGCGCCATGTGCTCGCTGTAGCTGCGCGTGCGGTAGGTGTACGCCCGGCCCTCGCAGAGGATCCGCAGCAGCATGTGACCGGAGCCGGACACGCCCAGATAGGCCTGCCCCACCGTCATCTTGTTGCCCTTGGCGAGCGCGCGCTCTCCGAGGTCGACCACTGCGCGGATCTCCGCGCCGGCGTCCGTGTCGCCGCCCAGTTCGTGCAGGCCGGCCGTCGACGCGCCGAAGTAGCGCCCGCCGATGTTCGCCATGCTGGCAAACGGGAAGCGCGCGTAGGTGGTCGAGCCGAAGCCGTCGAGGTTCACCGCCCAGGCATCGCCGCCAGCGCCATCGCCTTCACCGGCGCCCCAGTCCGGATCGTCTTCGTGACCTTCGCCCGGATCGGTGCCTACCGCTGCCCTGGGCTCGATCGTGAACTCGAGGTCCAGATCCAGCAGCATGCGTGTGAAGGTTTCCAGCTGCGGGATGAGGCTGAAGTCGAGGTCGAGGTCCAGCCGCAGGCCCGGGTCCAGCGCGAGCGTGAAGTCCAGGTCCAGGTCGAGCGTCAGCGACTCCAGCAGCATCGGGCCGCCGTCCGGGTTTTCAGGTGCCGGCGGCACGGTGTTCTGCGTGAGCACCGGGTCGAACACCTCGTCGTCGGCCGAGTAGAGCGAGGCCTCCAGCCACAGCGCGGCCGGCAGGCTCGCGATGGTGGCCGTGTGCACGGTCGCGCCGTCCATCTTCCACGTGACGACGTCGCCCGTGCGCTCGATGCGGAACACGGTCGCATCGGTGTAGGGGCCGCCCGGCGCCACATAGGAGCCGCTGCGGTAGACGCGAGCGGTACCGGCCTGGCAGAGGAATGCCACGTCGACGTTGTTCGCCGGGTAGAGGCCCGCGCCAGCGTCCGGCGCGTTCATGCCGACCATGGCGCCGGCATTGCTCGCCCTGGCCTTGAACTCGGCCACGAAGTCGCCCACCACCACGGCCGAAGACCGTGCGCCGGCGTTCCAGCCGAGGTTGCGACCGGGCACCGCCACCGTCTGCACGATCGTGCGTGGCGGGATGGCAGGGGTGGGCGGCACCGGAGGCACCCACACGCTGTAGGTCTCGGTGCTGCACACCCACGTGCTCGTGGCGCCGCCGCCGCCATCGGGCACCCAGACCTGCCGAGTCCTGGGGCCGAGGGGCGTTTCCTCCGTCACCGCGACATAGCGGCCGGAGGTGTTGTACCGCAGGCCGCACACCTGCTGCGTGCGTGTCTCGTAGTGGCCGGCGACGCCCGGCGAGCCCGGGACGCCCGGGTCCGCCACGGTCTGCGTGACGAGCTCGAGGACCGGTTTCTTGAAGAGGCTGTTAGTCATGGGCGATCCTGCAATCGGTCAGCCAGGGCGTGGCGGGATAGGCCGACTGCAGCACGCCGTTGAGCTCTACAGCGGCCAGCTCGGCGAGGTGCGCCGGCAGGTGCCCCGGAGGCTGCTCCATCAGGTCGTCGCCTATGACGCCCCACTCCTCCCAGGTCTCGCCCTTGTCGATCGAGCGCCAGAGGGTCGCGGTGTTCTCGTCGTAGACCGTCACGGCCAGGGTGCGCGGCGAGATGGCCATGATCGGCCCGCACCGGAATTCGGGGGCCGGCAGCGTGCCGCGCAGCGTCAGCGTGGCGCCGTCGGTGGTGCTGTAGATGGTCGCCGGCGTGTTGTAGGCGTCGGTGGCGCTGCGCCGCACCAGCAGCACCTCGCCCTCCAGCGCCAGCAGCTGCTTGATGAGGACGGCGCCGAAGTAGGTGCTGGTGCCTTCGTCCAGCGTCGACGTGGCGCTCATCACCCCGTCCGTGCCCACCGTGCCGAGCTTCACGCGCCAGCGCCAGGTCGTGGCCGACGTCGGGTACGGCACTTCGACCAGCACCACCGACAGCGCGCGCGACAGCGGCGCGGCCCACACGTTGACCGGCTGCAGCTTCGGGTCGTAGCTCAGGAACACGACGTCATCCTGGTCCAGCGCATGGTGGCTCACCGCGTAGTAGCTGTAGTCGGTGAGCGTCGACTCCAGGTCGGCCAGCTCGGCCGCCATGATCGGTGCCCCCACCGCGGCCCAGGTCGCGCCGCCATCGGTGCTCTGCGAGACGATGGCCATGGGCTTCTTGGGCATGTCCTCCCACCCGGCCATGTCCGGGTCGATCGGCTCGTCGTCGCCGTGGTCCGTGTTGGGCACGAACTTCAGCGGGTAGAGGAACGTGTCCAGCTTCAGGATCCGCCCGGGCGCGAGCGTGCACAGCGTGGTGCCCAGCGGGTAGCTGTCCTCCACGACCACCGGCGCGCCGTCCGAGGTCTCCCACTCCGGCGGCATGCTGCCGGGCACGTAGCGGATGCAGGTGAAGGCATTGACGGCCTGGTCGCCGTCCATCTTCAGGTGCGAGACGCCCGCATACCAGCGCGGCGCGCCGCCGTCGTCCAGGTAGCCGGGCGGCAGCACGCGCACCGCGCCGCGCTTGTTGCTCACGGGCTCCTGGATGTAGTGGTCCACATACTCGGGCACGGTCGGCTCGGTGTCGTAGTGGATGAAGGACGGCCGCACGTTCTCGATGTCCAGCACCTGGTAGCCGAAGGAGCCGTTGGTGCCGTTGCGCGTCACGGCAATCGCCACCTTGTCGAGCCACCAGCGCAGCGCATAGGCATCGGTGAAATTGATCGACAGGCCCTCGGGCGTGTAGCCCACGAAGTCGTTCACCTCGTCGCCGTAGGTCAGCGCATAGGCGATGCCACCCGTGCTGCTGGCCAGAAACTGCCGCGCGTCATCTTGCGTCGACGCTGGGCCGGCCGGGCCGACCTTGAACCATCGGCGGCCGTCCACAGAGCCAAAGACCCACTCTTCGCCGGTGGTGAGGTAGCCCAGCAGGTACAGGCGCGTCAGGCGCTCCTGCTTGCGGCGCACGTTCACGAAGAGGCCGTCGCGCGACACCTCCCACACCTGGTCCGGTGTGCGCTTCTTCTGCCAGTCGCCGCCTGGGCTGCGGTGCATGAAGGCGGCATAGCCGGCGGCCTCGCCACTGCAGAAGCCCTCGCGATAGCGCGTGGGGAAACTCGGCTCGGCCATCAGACCACCTCGCGCGCGTCCCTGAACGCGGTCCAGAAGGGCTGCGGCACTGCGCCGGGCACGACGTCGAGGCTGAGCAACAGATTGCTGGTGATGGACGTGTCTACGAGGTTCTGGATGCGCAGCTCCAGCGTCACGGCCACCTCCGTGGCGCCGGTGTAGTCGGGAGCCGCGGCCGTGCCCGAAGCGATGGTCGTGCCATTCCGCTTCTTGGTGAAGGCCCCTGTGAAGAGGTCCATTTCGAAGAGAAGGTGCCCATCGGCCCCGAAACCGAAGGGGTCGATGTCGATCTGGTATTCCCATCCCGTGCTCAACACCACCTTGGCCTGGATGTAGTCCTGCGGCGAACCGCCGATGCTTGCCACATCCATTTCCAGCACGAACGCGCCCGGCGGAGACGGAACCGTCGCCGTGAAGTAGCACATCGACGGCGAGTTGAATGTGCTGTTGTAGAGGCCGCTCGCGCCGCGCTTGAGGCTGCTCGATCCTGCCCAGTTCGTGGCGGGCGCACCGGCGGACCCCAGCGCGGTGCCGGCCAGGGCCTGCCCGCTGCCGGTGAGTGCGTCGGTGAAATCCATGGGCTTAGGCTTCGTTCACCAGGTTGAACACCTGAGCCGCGTACAGGCCCATGCTCTCGCCGGCCTCCACAGTGCGCGGGTTCGGGAAGCGCACCGCCACCATGTTCTTGCCGCCGGTGCCGGCCTTCACGTTGCTGCTGATGAGGAACGCACCGTAGAGTGTCTTGTTGGCCGTGAACGTCCAGGTGGACAGGCCTGCAGCGTTGTCCTGGGCGCCGCCGGCGGGCGCCCCGAAGACTGCCTGCGGCCGGTTGGCCTGCGAAAAGCTCGTGCACTCGGTGGCCAGCGCGGCAATGTTGGCCGCGGTCTCGGCACCATTGGGCGTGTAGTCGCCCTCGAACAGGCCGATGTACCAGCTTTGGCCGAGGAAGACGGTCTGCAGGATGTGGTTGGCGCCTTCGATGCTGGGCTTCATGGTCAGTTCTCCGTGATGAGCGGCCGGCGGCGCGCTTGGGTGGTCAAGGGCTGCACGCCCTGGCGGGTGTAGATGACGTGGGACATGCCATCCCAGTCGCGAAAGAGGCACGCAGCGCGCGCCGCGTCGGCGAAGCGCACGGCGTCGTCTTGCACCGCCGTGGCGGTGCCGTCGCTGGCCCCGATCACCAGGCCCTTTGGCGACACCCAACAGACCTGCGTTTCGTCCGGGCTGCGCGCGCCGGATCCGGCCACGCCACCGAAGGGCAGGACGGGTACCGCCTGCGTGCCCATCAGGTCGCCCGCGAGCCAGTAGGTCTGGTCGGCGCACACGAACACGCCTCCGACGCACGGCTCCATGACGGTGATCGGGCCCGGCAGCGGGATGAAGCTCTGCGCAGGGTTGTAGAGCCCGTACCGGTACGGCTCGCTGAACAGCAGCGTGTTGCCGCGCGCCACCAGCATGCGGCCGTTGTAGTGCCGCACGATCTGGCCGGCCGGCAGCGGCTGCAGGAGCAGCGTCTCGCACCGTGGGCCCGCGCCTAGGCTGTCGACCGCGAGAGCGTTGCCGATCGGCTCCACGCGCGTGAGCACGTCGCCGTTCGGGCCGCTGGCGTAGGTCAGCGTGTCGGCCTGCAGGCCGGTGATGAAGAAGCCGCCGGCCTCGGGCAACACGACGCGCTGCACCGGTGTGGCGGCGCTTTCGGGATCCTGCGTCAGGCGCGTGAACGCGAACAGGTACTGGCCGGCTGCCATCGTGCCCTCGCCAGGGCGCGCGGAGACGTTGGGTACCGGATTGGGCGCGGGTGCAGCCGGCATGCGGTCCTGGCCAGCGCTGATGCGACCGAGCGTCACGCCATCGGTCCAGTAGATGTCGCCCGTGGGCGCGCGCTCGAAAGACACCGGCTGGCCGCTCATGCCGTAGCGTACGACGGTGCGCTGCAGCGCCGCGCCTGATGTGCGCAGCTGCTCCAGATTGCCGTCGACCACAGCGTAGCCGTCCGGCTCGCCGTCACCCCAGACCGAGTGCGCCGGCGGCGTCAGGGGCGTGCTGTAGCCCTCCCGCAGACGAAAGAACCCGCCATGGATGTCGATGTTCTCGCCGATGCGCAGGTAGGTGGCGCTGACGCGACCCTGCAGCGTGACGCCCAGCCGCGTCGCGTCAAGGCGATTGTTGACGCCAAGGAAGGTGCCGAGCGACAGGAGGGGTTTAGTAGCCACGGCGCCGAGTCTCCTGAGCGAACCGCGCGACGTCGAACCCTAGAGGGGTTGGACTACCAGCAGCGATTCACATGCGGCTCGTCAGCCCTGCTGTCCTTGCGGAGGTCGGCGTCCGGCCGCAGGCCGAAGTACTGTTCGAACAGGCCCAGCTCCCGCGACGCCCGCGATGCATCGAGCGTGTCCGCGTCCTGCTTGCTGTACGCGCGATAGAGCGCCCAGTGAACGAGAAACCGGTGATGGACAGGCGCAACCTCGGGCTTGGCGTTCTTGTTGTCCGCGCTGAACGGCTTCAGCGGCAGCCGAAGGCCTTCGAGGTGCAGAACGTAGTCGCGGCTGATGAGCGCAGGCAGCAGGATCCGCGAATCTTCCTGGATGAGGTGCCTGGGCGCGTCGCGCTCGGTGCGCCAGTCCGGGTCGATCTCGTTCATGCGATCGAGCGACACCACCTCCAGCACGCAGCCGCGGCGCTCGGTCGTCACGGGCACCGTCGTGAGGTCGGTCACCCGGAAGAGCTCGGCCCGCGTGATCTCGAAGAAGAGCGTGAACGGGTAGCCGGACTGGCCGGGCACCACGCGCACCGTGGTGGCGTCGGGCAGGAGGCGCTTGCGGATAGCGGCCTCCTCCTGCGCCTCGGTCAGCCAGCTAGCGACCGCGGTATCCGACCAGAGGACGTCGTCGGAGCGCCCGGTGACGTCCCGCGCCTGGTCGTCCGAATCCTCGCGGAAGGCCGCGATCAGCTGTTCGAGCGTCATCTCAGACCGGGCCGAACTGGTCGATCAGGCCGATGACGCGCGAGCGCATGTTGTCCAGGCTGAGCGTCTTGGGCACCGTCTGGTCGTACTTCGTCTTCGCGAAGTCCTGCAGCGCGTCCTTGTCCATCAGCTGCACCTGGTCGCGCAGGTCTTGGAGCTTGGCTGCATTCGCCTCCTGCTCCTTGCGCTTCTGTTCGGCCTTGGCCAGCTTGTCCGCCGTATCGTCCTTGGTGGCGTCCGTCTTCGTCGGCTTCTTCGCGTCGGCGGGCGCCTGTTCGAAGACGTCCGTGTGACGGAGGAACTTGCGGCCGACCTCGGCGGGCACCTCTCGCACTTGGTCCGTGACGAAAGTGAGGCCAGTGCCGTAGTTGCGATCGGTGAACTCCGGCCGACGGCCGATGTACTTGACGTGGACCGTGATGGCGTCAGGCATGTGGAACTCCTCGAGATGGGGGAAAGGAAAGGGGCCGAAGCCCCTTCCCTACTGGCGTCGCGCTCAGCGCGGGCCGGTGAGCTCGCCGTACACCAGCACCTTGATGTCGCTGGCCTTGGCGTTGGCGGCACCGGCGATGGTGAGGATCAGGCGGGCGGGCTTCGGCAGCGTCACCAGCTTCGAGCCGGCGGCGCGCACGCGGCCGGCGGCGTTGAGTGCGAGGCCGGCGCCGAAGTAGGCAGCGTCCTGGGGCACGCCTGCGTCATCCACGCCGTCCTCGTACTTGAAGCCGAGCGAGCCGGTGACGGCGGCGGTCATCGCAGTGGTGATGAGCGCCTGGGCGTCCTCCAGGCGCATGCCCTCGGGCAGGCCGCCCAGATCCACGACGTCGCCGATGGCGAGCGCAGCTGCGGAATCCGAGTTGTCGGCAGAGCCGCTGGCCAGCGTCTTCAGGCCGAAGGCGAGCGTCGACAGGTTGCCGTAGGGGTTCGGGCCGAACTGACGGCCGCGGAAGTGCTTGAGCTTGATGGTTGCCATGTTGGCCTCCAGGGAAGTGGGGGAGTCAGTGGGGCGGGCCGGCCGAAGCCAGCCCGCGGGCCATCACTTGCGGGCGCCGATGATCGGGACCGCCGTGTCGATGACCGTCACGCCGTAGTCGGTGATTTCCTTGCCTTCGCCGGTGTCCACCTCGAAACGGATCTTCGAGACGCCGCGGATGGCGCCCAGCAGCAGTTCCACCTTGTCGCCGTGGTCCAGCTCCTTCTCGCTCCAGAAGAACGGGATGCCGCCACGGTCTTCGCCAGCGCTGGCCATCGCTTCCGCGACCGCCTGGCCGCCGAGCAGGATGGCCCGGTCGATGGCGAAGTTGGTGCCGAAGCCGGCGGGCACGACGCACGTGCTTTCGGCCTCGCTGTCGAACGCTGCGCAGTAGCGGATCGTGTCGCCAGCGTAGAACCGGATGGGGCGGTTCTGCTTGACGATCAGGATGCCGTTCCACAGACCCACGTCGCCGGTGAACAGCGGGTGGTTCTGCATGCGCGAGGCGCGGGCGAGCGCCGAGGCCTGGAACTGACGGAAGCTCGGGTCGGTGGCGAAGCCGCTGTACTGGGCGGGCGACACCAGCAGCACCCGCAGCGGGCTGTCGTCAGCGGCCGGATCGCCCTCGAACTTCACGACGGGCGGCGGCAGCGCGATCTGCTCCATGTAGGTGCGGACGGCGTCGACCGTGTCCATCTTGAACAGGTCGGTGGTCTGCAGGTCCACCTCGCCGGCGTTCACCGTGAAGGGCTTGATGGCGCCGGCGTCGGCGATGAAGTGCCGGTTCTTGGTCGGCGCCTTCACGGGGTTCACCATGATCTCGGCGAAATCCGAATCGGCCTCGGTGGGCACGACCCACTCGATGTTGTTCTGGAAGCCACGGGCGCCGGCGGCATGGGCCAGCAGCGACTGGTCCACGTACTTGTCCATCAGGCCCTGCGCGACCGGGCGGCCGAGCGCGCGGAAGTCCGCCGGGCTGCGGATCTGCGTCATGACGTCGCCGAGGTCGACGGGGAAGCGCGCCTGGTTGACGCGCAGCTTGTCCTCGGACAGTTTCATGCCGACGCCACGGCCCTCGGCGACCTTGCTGCCCATGATCGGCTTGGCGCCGACCGGGTTCAGCAGGTGGAAGGTGACTTCGTCTCCGCGGTTCTTGCCGAGATCCTGGCAGCGCACGACGGGCATGTGCTGGGACGTCTGCTTGCGGATGGTGGCGACAGCGCCGGCCGTGCCCTTCGGCATGGCACCCGTAAGGCGGTTCCAGGTGGAGTTCCGCTGGTTGTGGGTGGCGAACAGGCCGACCGCCTGTTGCACCAAGGCCTTCGGATCGCCGTAGGCCATGTGGGTCTTCGTGGTCACTGTGGACCTCCTTCAGTGGGACAGGCGCCACCTCCCGGTGGTGCCGTTGGCAATCAGAGTTGCCGGTTCAGGAAAGCCTCGATCTGCGCGGGCGTCATGGATGCCATCCGCTCCGACATATCGGGGCCGCTCAATCCAGCGAGCTGCTCGTCCGCACTGAGCCCGGAGGGTCGGCCGCCCGGAAGGTCCGAGAGGCTGACCGGCACCGGCGTCGGTGCGGCTTGAGCCGCCGCCTTGGCCTGGGCCTTCACGTCGCCAGCGGGCGCCGTGTCGGCCTGGGCCGGAGCTCGTCCAGAGGACGCTTTGAAGGTGTCGAAGAGCTCGATGACCGCACCGGTGTCACCACCGGTCAGTACGTCGCGGTAGCCCGGCTGCGCGAACTTGGGTTGCTTGGCAATCCAGTCCTGCAGCTCCTTGCTCTCGAAGATGGAATCGGCATCCGGGTGCGCCTTGTAGATCGCTTGGTAGTGCGCCTGGGTGTCGTTGGCGGCCTGCGACTGCTGGAAGGGCTTGAGCGCCTCCCCGACCTTCGCGTTCACCACCTCTGCCACCCGTGCCGCGACCTGCGCGTCCACCAGTTGCTGGATGCCTCTGGCCATCGCCTCCTCGGAGAAGTCCCCGAAAATCGCCGGGTCGACACCCTTGTCGATGGCCGCTTGCGCAGCCGCGACTTGGTTGTCCACCGCGGTCGGCGCTTGTCCCGCGTCGACGCGCTGCTGGGCTTGGGCCCTGAGGCCTTCCAACTCCTTCAGCGCGGCGGCGTGGGCGCTTTCGGCCTGTTCGGCCTTCGCCTTCCATTGCTTCTCGCCGTCCCGCGCGGCCACCAGCTTCTCGTACGGGATGGTGTGGACACCATCCTTCGCCTGGATCACCGTCTTCGACGGATCCTTCGGCTCGTCCAAGTCACCATCGGCGGCTGCCGCGGGCTTGCTCTCTTCCTTCGTCTGGTCCTTGACGCCGTCGGGGTTGGCTTCGCCTGCAGCAGGGGTCGCGTCGGGCTTCGCGTCCAGTTCCGGCTTGGTGCCGGTATCGCCCTGTTCGGCCAGTTCGAGGAGCTGGGCCGCCTGTTGCGGGGTGAGCGTGCCGTGCTCGGCGTGCTGCTGAATGAACTCGTCTTGTGCTGCTGTGATCGTCATGCCTGTCCCGCCACATGTCGCCGTGGCCGCAAGGGGCAGCATTTGGGTGGCAGGCACGGGCCGAAGCCCGCGCCCACAGCCCTCCAGCTATGGGAACCTCCTCTCGGAGGCTTTGCCGCACCATCACGGTGGGGCGCTTCGCCTTCGGCTTTCGCGTCTGGCTTGGGCTGCACTTTGCCGGCACGCGGCGTGATCTGGAAACCCTACAGGGGGGCAGCTTTGACTGTGAGTCGCGCAAGCCATCACGAACGCGCCAGCGGCCCGGCGGTTTAGCCTTTAGCACTTTCGCTTGACTCAGGAGACCAAAAAGAGGATTCTCACCGCGAGGACAAGGAGTAGAGTATGAGAAGAACTTGGGTGCTTTTCTTACTGGCGTTTTCTAGCGTCTGGCTAGCCAGTTGCGGGTCGGACTATAAAAGGCCGCAACCTCCGCCCTTGGTCAAATGCACTTCTGCAAAGGACTGCACTGACATACTTCCCATTGAGCAGAGTGTTTGCGGATGGAGCGCTGAATCCACGGTAGACACTGGCAAGTGGGGACGTGTTGGGGGGAGTCCGTCTTTGAACCAATGGCGACTCTACAACTTTGACGCACAGCGCGATGTTTCGGCGGTGGTCAAGGTTCACATCGAAACTCAATTGCCAGAAGCCCCCACCGAAAAATACATTCCGTATTTCCTCAAGGCGCGTCCCAAAGACGGCACTATCAAGGGGGGGCGTCCAGACTCAATCGACACAGCTGGACCATACGCCTACCTCGGATGCGAGTGGGTTCGAAGAGTCGATAACACAATCATTCGGTACACGTACCAGGTAGTCAGCGCATGCTACGTGAACGACCCCAACTGCCCGGCACAACCGCCCTATGAAAAGCCCGAGCAACGGCCTCCGGTTGAGGATGAGCTGGCTAGATGCGAGGTCGCATGCTCCAGCGGAGATCCGAGAAAATGCCTCGCCTACGATTTAAGCGCTCCTATCGCGTCAACACCAGCACGGCGGATGAATCAGATTGCCGTCCAGTTGCGTGACAACCCGATTCCATTCGGCGTAGACATGTCTCCGCTACTGGATGCAATTGACAACGCTACCGGGGCAAGCTGCAGAGGTCGGCAACTTACGATAGGTGAACAGGGGGAGGCGGTTGCGTTTGGGCAAGCCTGCAGGTTTCAGTTAGCCACTCCTGCAAAGACGCCCCCGGATCTTCAGCTCCTCATGCTGGACGTTCCAAACGTCGTGTCTGGTCAATTCACGCGCGGAGCAACTGCGCCAGTGCTGCCCAAGATCCAGTGGAGCTCAGAGAATTCTCCGACCATTGACTACTATGCAAACGGATCCACTGGAGGCAAGACCGGCACCGAGTCGATAGCCGCAATCTACGTGGGAACATCAAGAATGCTGATCGCCGGAAAAGAGAAGTTCTGCGCCCGCGTCAACTACACCGGGGGCTGACCCTAGCGCGGCCCGCGCGCTCGAGGATCTGCCTACACAGCAGCAACGCCGCGGCGGCGGGCCATGACGGGTTCGTGGGTGCGATGGGAAACGGGTTGTGCTCCCGGATGGACGCCTCGATGGCGATCGCCAGCCAGTACGGCATGGGCATCGGTTGCGGCGCGGGGCCCCGCATGGCCTCGGCAGGTCCGCCCACCTCCAGCGGCTTGAAGACCTGCACGTCACCCCACCTGCCGAGTTCGCAGGCGATGAGCAGCGCGCCCTGCGGCGTGGCCGGCAACTTGTCCACCACCTCGCAGTAGTCGGGCAGAGCACCACCCTCGGATTCAAGGTGTGCGGCCAGCCAGGGCGGCACCATGATCTTGATCGGTTCGACTTCGTTCATGCGCGCAAAGCACCAAGCCCTGTGGTCTGACATCCCCGGTAGCGGCCGGTCCCCTTGCGGGGTGGGATGCCAGAGCACAGGGCTCTGTGGTTGATCGTCTTGGCCGCTACCCGTCGATAGGCCAATGGTCTTCCGGGGCGGCTGTGAAACCGAACCCTACAGGGGTGCTGTCAGAATCCTCCGATGCCCAAGAGAAACGCGAAGTTCTCCGTTCTACAGCCCGACCGCCTAAAGGAACTGGTGGAGGCAAATCAACGAGCGTTGAACAATCTCGCGGACGCACTTGAGAGGTTTTCTCCGGAACAACTGCCTTTCCTTGAGCCGGTGCGAGCCTCAGCAAATAGGGTTGCTCAGACGGCGCGTGAAGTCTCCGAGGCGTGGGATCAACTACCCAATGAGTACCGAGCCGCCTTGCTTGTTCTCGCGCACGAAGGGTGGTATTTCGACCTGGAAGCGATGGAGTTCGGAACGCCTCTTGAAATCGCAAACAGCTTTCAGTCCGGCGATAGAGAGACAGCCGAGACTCATCTTTGTGACCACTATCGCGATCGTCTAAATGAGATCGAACAGCAACTGACGAAGTGGTTTCCCTCGCGTTTGGCCATATTCAGAGATGCGTTTCGCGCCCATCGGCAGGGGCTCTATTTCGCGTCAATCCCTCTGTTGCTGTCGCAGATCGACGGCGTGTGCCATGACCTCTCAGACTATTACTTCTTCACGAAGCCACGCGGTGAAAGACGGACTGGCGTGTCGCCATTCATCGAGCAGAAAGGTCTAAGCGAAATCAACTTGGCGTTGCTTGCGCCGTTGATGGCTGAGCACAGCATCCTCCTAGGTGAAAACCGACGCCCAGCAAATTTCTCCCAGTTGAATAGACATCAGGTATTGCATGGGGAGTCGCTGGACTATGGAAGCGAGCTCAACAGCTTGCGCTCCATCTCGCTCCTTCACTATCTGGCGTCCTGCTTGCACTACTTCGTCCTTCGCAAGAATTAGGCTTGCACGTTCCGATCAGGCGGCTTCCAGGTTGTCCGAGGTCCGCGCCGTCTCGATGCCCTGCCCTCCGTCGCCTGGCTCAGCTGCGCGCGGTGGGAATGTCGGACTGGTGTTCTCGCGCACGGGCGGCGCCGCAGCTGCCTCTTCCTGGGCGCCGGGCGCCGGCAGCATGGCCGGGCCCTGGCCCTGGATGTAGGGCGACTTGATGTTCATCGCCGCGGTCTGGGCAGGCACCGGGAAGTTCGGATCGTCGCCGCCGGGGTTGGGCCGCTGGTAGCCGGCGCCCTGCATGATGGCGTCGGCGATCGGCGCGATCATGGGCATCTGGGCAACCTGAGCGCCGCCCTGCATCGCGGCGAAGGCCGCCTGCACGCCCACCTGCACCGCATCGGCCATCAGCTTGCGGATCTCGGCGTCGGTCTTCCGCTCCTTCATGTCGAGCTCGCGGGCCTTCAGGTCGTTGCCGGCCTTCACGAGTGCCTGCTGCACGGCTTCCTGGATGCGTCGCTCCACCTGCTCCGGCGTCTCTTGCGACCCGGCTGCCCGGATGGCCTCCACAACCTCGCGCTTGAACGGCACGTCCATGAGGCTGACCATGAACGGCATGACGGCGGCCTGGTACTGCTGCGGCAGGGACTTGACCGCCTCCGACATCGCGTTGAGCTGCTGGCCGCGGTAGCTGTTGGTGCTGGGCACGTCCTCGAGGGCCACCTTCAGGCGCGTGCGCTGGAGGTCGTTCGACAGGTAGGTCTGCCCGGTGACAGGATCCTGCTCGGGGCGGTTGATGACAACGGTGCGATCCTTGCGCACCGCGTCGCCCTCGATCACGACCACGGTCTGCTGGCTGCCGAGGTCTTCGACGATCATCGAGAGGAGCATTTCGCCAACCAGCGTACGGCCGGCGCGGAAGTTGTCCATGATGCGGCCGAGCGACTGGTTCGATTGCTCGACCTGGGTCTGCTCCTGGAGTCCAGATCGCGCGGTGCCCTTCTGCCCCATGAAGCCGGCCGTGACCGTGCTGACGCGCTGGATCGCGCCGCGGCTGTCCTCCAGCATCTTGTAGTGCTGCTCGGTCAGGGTGTAGTCGCGCTTCACTTCGAACCGCGCGCCTGGCTGCGCCATGTGCTGGGCATTGAGCACGACGTCGGCGTCGACGCGCGCGACCATGCGGCGGAACTGTGCGTCGGTCATATCCACCGCGCCCTTGGTGCGCTCGGTGCGCACTGCGGCCATACCCCAGCGCAGCTTGGCGATGCCGCTGTTCAGGCTGTCCTGCGGGAAGATCATGTCCCGCACGTAGCCGTACGGCACACGGGTCTCGTCCTCAGCGAAGCCGAAGAATGGGGCGTAGGGGAAGAAGCGATGGGTGTATGGGCTCGGCCCGTCGTGCAGGCAGTGAGGGCCAAGCCAGTAGCTGCGCCGCACGCGAGCCACAATCGCCCTTTGAGCCCGCACCAGCCCGCGCGCCAGGCTGATGTTGTGGGCAGGGTTGTCCTCGTCGTACTCCACGACACGGCCGTCCGGGGCGAAGAGGACGACGGCGTCCACCCAGCGGCGGTACCACAGCTCCGCCAGGCAGATCTCTCGGCTGGTCGGGTTGTACCAGCGGTCCTCGCTGATCGTCCATGCACGTGCCTGATCCCAAGCGTTGCGCAGCCCGGTCGATGCGCCGCCATCGAGAAAGCCTTGGGAGTAGAGGCTCCACCAGCCGCTGCCGTCCTTGCCCACTACGTCGATGAGTTCCGCATGCTCGGGGAATGAGCGCTTGAGGCGATCCGGCTGGAGCCACCGGGCCCGGCGGAGCCAGCGCCATTCCTCGGGGTCATCCGACTTCATGTCCCAGTGGATCTCGTTGCGGTGCACGGCGCGGCACCGATACGGATACTTGAACGGGTCGCTCTGCCGCGACACCTCCACCCAGCCGATGCCCACGCCGATCTGGGGGCGGAAGGCGTCGCTGCAGGCGCGATCGGCCTTGGATTCGCGCTCGGCCTGGTTCAGCTTGTAGTTCAGCGCGTCAGCGACCTCTTGGCCGCCGGGCTCTCCGTTCGGGGTGACGCGCCAGTCGGTGCGGATCGTGGCCTCGTAGCCCTGGATGCTGAGCAGCGCCGGGCCCACCAGGTTCTCGACTGCCGGCGGGATGCCCAGCTGCTGCTGGCGGCGCAGCAGCTCGCTGTCCAGCTGGTTGCCGTCGGCGTAGTCCATCTCCTTGTCGGCGGTACCGCGCCACGGCGGCTGCATCTCGACCTCGTGCATGAACTCGGTGTATTCCGTCAGCGTCAGCGCCAACGGATCGGCGCCGGGCGCCGCAGGAGGGGTGGTGTGTTGCAGCATGTTCGTCCTCAAAGACGCCAATCAGGCGCCATTCCTTCTTCTTCGTCGGCCGTGGCGGTGGCCGAATCGAGCATCCCGAGTTCCTTGGCCTGAGCCCACTGTCGGAAGGCGTCCGCGCCCTCGCTGCAGAGGTTCCCCTTCTCGGGCTGGTCCACGAACCGGCTCTGCGCGCGATTGAACTTCTTGCGGTAGCCATCCAGGCGCTGGATGCCCAGGGCGCAGGCCTTGCGGTCCAGGAAGGCGCCCTTCATGTGCTTGCGCGTCTGGTGGATGCCGGTCATCAGCTCTGTGATGCGCGGCACGATCTCGAAGCGCTGGCCGGGCATCAGGTCGGCCAGCATTTCTTTCGTGCTGCGGTTGTAGTCGCCCAGGCGCTTGTGGTCAGCGTCGTGCGGCAGGAAGTGACGGCCGAAGACATAGCCGCGCTTCTGCAGCTCGGTGACGTAGTGCCGCAGGTCCTCGCCGCGGGCTTCGTAGTAGCCGATGAAGCGATCCTGGCCGCGCAGGTCCTGGTGGAACCACACCGCGCACCCGTCGCTGTTGCCGATGTCCCAGAAGGTGTTCACCGGCAGGTCCAGCACCGGCACATCCGTGATGCCGCCGCGCTTGCGCAGCGCGGTCATGTCCTTGGCGTAGTAGTTCCCCTCGGTGCTGATCTGGAAGGCCTCGACCGGCGTCGACGGGTACTCCTGCCACATCCGCTCCTCGCGCCCGGAGAAGTCGGCCTCCATCGTGGCGACATACCAAGCGCGCTGGTCGATGTCGATGGTGCAGTCCATCTCGACCTCGACCCGATCGAAGTAGTCGTGCTGCTCCGTGGTGATCGCCACGGACCGCGAGTCCATGCGGTACTTCGGCTCCTGCCACCAAGCGTAGAAGTGGAACCGGTAGTCGCGCGGCGTGAGGGGCAGCTTGCCAGCGTGCGCAGCCTCGGCGCGCTGCACCATCTCGAAGAACTCGCCTTCCCTGCCCTCGGCCGTGCTCTCGATGACCAGGATGCCGTTGAGCGGCACGGCGGGGATGGAGCCGGTGACGACCTCGGCCGCCTTGTCGGGGAACTTGGCGCAGATCTTCCCGAACTCGCTGACGTGCAGGCGGTGGATCGTGCCCGACCGCATGGACGTGGCGACGCGCACGCTGCTGTTGTTGTGCGCGAAAAGCAGTTCTGTCGCGCTGTCGCGTGCGAGAGGGAACCGCTCACGGATCTCGACTGGCAGGCTGTCGTAGGCGAACTTGACCTTGTCCCGGAAGATGACTTCGGCAGCCTCGCGGTCCTGGGCGATGATCCCGCAGCGCTGGTCGGAATTGAACAGGGCGTGGTCCAGCCAAAGGATCGCGATCAGGGTGGTGAAGCCCAGCTGCCGCGCCTTCAGGATCAGGTTCCGGTGCCACAGACGACGCACGAACCGCCGCTGAGCGCGGTTGGGCCGGAAGGGCATGACCATGGCGTCGTCGCCGTCGTCGTCGCCCTTCACCATGATCTTGTAGAGGCAGCCGCTGAAGACGCGCCACTCCGGGTCCGCCAGGCAGCGCGCCAGCTCCGCGGCGTTGGTCGGCAGCGGAAGGAGCGGCTCGTCGTGCGTGATGGTGGTCACGGCGGATCCTTGCGACCCGTGTCGTGTTCGGGATCCTGGGCGACCGGCTTGAAGCCGTTCGATGTGCCGCCGGCGATTGCGTGCAGCAGGCTGGCCAGCGGGTCGACGCGCTGCTGGTTGTCCTTCTCGTACAGCCCGAGGTGCTTCGCCAGCTTCTCGATGGCGTCCAGCTTGGAGTGCATCTTGACCTCAATGCCCTCCTTGGTCTGCTTGACGCCGGCGTACAGAGCCAGCGCGGCCGGAGACAGGCGGCGGGTGTCGCACACGAAGGTCTGCCCGAAGCCCTTGCCGAAGCAATGCGGGCATCCGGGGTGCGGAGCGCGATGCGGGTTGAAGCCGATGCCGCCTTTCGGGTCGAATTCCTCAGGCCCCTTGTTCTCCTTCATCAGGCGCATCTGGTCGGCAGCGAACTCTTCTGCGGTGCGCTGGTAGCCGAAGCCCTCGCCGTGGCAGTGCCGGCAACAGCCCACCACGTATTCCACCAGCTCGCGAGCGTCAGCCGTGGCGATCAGCGCCAGCTCTCGGACCACGCGGTCCGCAGTGATGTGCGTGCGCTCCTGCTGCTGCTGCCGGGCCTCAGCGATGGCAGCCTGGATGTACGGTTTTGACAGGTTCTCCGACGCCATCTGGCGGGCCGACTCTGTGCTGTATCCGGCCCGCTCGGCCGCCTTGGTGGCATTCAGGTCCACCAGGTACTCGTCCACAAACCGCTGCTGTTTGGGCGTGAGGGCCACAGGCGCCGTTGGCTGCGTGCTATCGATTTCGGAGCGCTTCGCGACCTTCTTCGCTGCTGGCTTCGCCTTCGCCTCGACCACCGCTGCCGGATTCGGCTTCTTGCGCGCGAGCACGACCGCTGCCTTCTTGGGGGCGGCGGTGGGCTTGGTGGTCTTCTTGGGAGGAGGCGCCGGCTTCTTGGCCGGCTTGCGGGTTGCCATGGCGCGCGAGTGTTCCTGCACCTTCACCCACGGTCGAACCCTATAGGGGGCGGCAGGCTGTCCGGCAAAATCGACCCATGAAAGTGCTGCAGTCGTTTCTCATGGCGGTCGCCGTTGCTTCGTACGTCCCTGCCTATGCAGCCGAAGACGCTGAAGCCCTGAAAGCGCTGGTCGACCGGCAGAACAGCATCTGCAGAGGTGGCGCCGGCGGCGACCAGACCAAGATGGAGGCAGCCTGCGATGAGCGCGGCCGCAACATGGCGCGGCTCGAGCGCATGGGGTGGTGCTGGGGCCCGGCTGACCAGCCCGGCTACCTGCAGAAGTGGATACGCTGCCCCGGGCAAGCGGGTGCTCAAGCGCGGCAGCAGGGCGAGAGCCAGTCCTCCGACGACGCGCGGCTCGTCAGCTGCGCGAAGCAAGCGACGCTGCTACAAGACATCGCGAGGTGGCGAGATGCTGGCGTGCCGGCTGATAGCGGCCGCGCGTTCCAGCGTGCGATGGCCAGGGCCGCCTATTTGGAACTGCCCAAGGCATTCACGGACAGGCTGGGCGGGCTGTACGGTGACATCCACCACGGCCGCATGCTCGGGATGACCCCGAACGAGATTCTGGCGGATTGGACCGTGAAGTGCCGCAGCGCGGCTTCACTGCGGAAGCCTGCATAGTAGTAGCAACTGCCGAGACAAAGAAAGCCCGCCAGGCGCAGGCCCGGCGGGCGAATCACGCGAGACAGGATCGCGCGAGGAGACATCTGGCCGGCGCAGGCGCCGGGGTACGGCCAATCCGACTACGTGCGCAGTGCACGCTTGGCCGTGCGGTTCTCATCCCGCCCTGCATCCCCCGGGATGAGCGAGGGGTAATGATGGAGTGGCTTGCCCCCCACTCCCGCGCCAGGGCTGGCACTCAACTCGGGGACCGTCGTTGCCGACCGAGCCCTGATAGTCGCCGCGCTGGGTGTTGAGCCGAACCCCTACAGGGGGCCGACAAGGTGGCTGGGGATGTCCGGCCGAAGCGCGCAGCCACGATGGCGCGGCCCACGGCCATGCGCATGGTCTGGCCCTCGATCCACGGCCCGGCTGGGATGCTGGCGCCAGGCCGGCCGACGACCACTGCGCACCAGATCCAGTCTTTCCCGGGCATGGGTGCCGCCTGGATGGCTAGGCGTTCCATCACCATGTCGATGTCGGGCCAGCGGGTGAGGTACTGGGTGCCGGCCGGCGCGTCCAAGGCCTGGGCGATCAGGGCTTCGAGGGTCTTGCTGGGGAGCTCGGAGACTTGCACCTGCCGATTCTCTCCCGCGTGCCTGGTGCCGCCACCACGGATTCGAACCTGGGGCCCTTCCCTTACAGGGGGAACGCTCTACCGGACTGAGCTATGACGGCTGTGGAGTGATGGTGGCCGGTGCTGATCCCCGGCGCGGCTTCTGCAGGTCGGAGCGAATCACGCCTTGCGATCCATGCCGCCCCTCTCCGCATCGGGGCGCCCAGCATGCGCGTTCACCATCGTGTCGAGGCACTGTGCGCTCCCCCAGGAACCCCCGGCGGCAATGCCTCGGCATGATGGCGCCCCGTCTTCCCGGGGCGCCAGCGCTGTTTTGCATCACGCCCGGGCAACTGGCCCAGTCTCAACGCTCTGCATGGGCCTCACCCCAACCGGGGCATTTGCCGCGCCTTCCCTCGCAATGGGTGCCGGTTGCCGCCCGGCGCCGTCGCAGGTGTCCACGTTGGGGTCTGCGGCAGCGGCTTACCCCTTGCGAGGGCGCTCTCTCTACGGTTGTCTGGTTGCGGGAACCGGACTTGAACCGGCGGCCTCCGGGGTATGAGCCCGGCGCTCTAACCAACTGAGCTAGCCCGCGGCGCGAAGTCTCCAGCGTTGGCGGCCGCCTTCACAGCCCTACAGGGGGTGCCGAACAGCTGCCCCTGCTCCGGGTCGACCTTCTCGGCAAGGGCCTGCACCTGGCGGCGCAGTCGGAGGATCTCCTGCGCTTGCTCCGCGGCGATGGTGGCCATGTTGCGGCCCGTCTCGATCGCGGCAGCCTGCGCGGCGGCGCCGGCCTGCAGGTTGGCCAGCATGCGGTCCTCCCGCGGCGTCAGGTTCAGCACCTCGTCGCCGATTTCGAGCTTCACCATGCCATCCGGCATGACGGTCTTGCTCATCGGCCGCGCCGGCGGGTGCCGCGGTGCCGGCACGTAGACGCCGCGCTGCACCCGCAGGATGGCTCCATCGTCGGCCAGGGTGCCGAGGCGGTCATCGATCACCGTGAGCTTGAGTCCAGTGAGCCCGGCGAGCGTCTCCCGGGTCACGATCTGTTCCTGGGCGTGCAGATCCTGCACGGCCTCCATAACCAGGGCGGTGGTCGATTTGCGGGTGTCAGCCATCGTTCTCTCCTCGTTGAATCCTGTCCAGTGCCCACTGGGCGGCGTTCCGGTCCCGAGCGGGGCGCTCGGGGTCGTTCGCGATCTTGTGCCACACGCCCCGCTGGCGCGCGTGTGCCTCCTCGAAGGCCTGCGCCTTCTGCTCGAGCGTTGCGTTGTAGCTGCTGTCCAGCCAGGTGTGGCAACGCGCGCAGGCCCACACGCTGTACTGGTCGTCAGCCTTCCGGGCGCCTGCCTTGCCGTGAACCTGCAGGTTCGAGTGCGCGGCAACAGTGGTCTGACGGTCGTCGTTGCACACCCCAGGAACGCGCAGCAGGCAAGGCGCGTCGCGCGCAAGGTGGAGCAGCGCGCGGTTTCGCTGGGCCTCCGTCTTGGGCAGCGCACCTGCGAAGTCGCCGTCGTTGATCGCCACCATGCGCACGATGCGGCCGGGCACGGCGGCAATAGCTATCATTTTCATAGCTGACCGATCAGGCCGGGCGGGCGCCGCGGGCTGATTCCGCTTCCACTCCGACCGCCGCAGCGGAGCACTGCGCTTCATGCTGGCAGTGCCTCCAGGCCTTCCGGTGCGATGTCGGCCACCTGCTCTTCGGCGGGCGGCGCCACGCCGCGCTTGACCAGGAACTCGCGAGCAAGGCGGCGCAGGTGCCCTTCCCCGGTCTCGATGCGCTCAGCGAGCGCCGTGTCCGGGTTCCGCACGTTCTCGATCTGCTCCCGCTTCACGCCGAGCACCTCGGCCATGATCGGGTCGGCGCCGCTGTCCGACAGCAGGAAGTACGCGGCGCAGTGGTCTTCCTGCCCGTCGCGGTGCAGCCGGCCCATGCACTGCTCGTGCACCCCCGGACTCCAGTCGAGCTCGCCGAAGACGGCGATGCGCGCGTAGCCCTGCAACCCGTCGACGCCGGCGCCGGAGCGCAGCGACATCATCAGGACGCGCGACTCGCCGGACAGGAACTGCCGCACCGCCTCATCCTTCTGGGCGGCCGACTCGCTGCCTGTGTACAGCACTGGCTCGTACTCGGCCAGCGCTTCGGCCCAGATGTCATAGACGGCGCGGTGCCAGCCGAACAGGACGACGGGCTCGCCGCTCTCCAGCAGCAGCTTCACGAACTCGGCCACGTACGGCGCCTTCGCGATGCCGGTGGCCTGGCGCATCAGGGCATCGAACTCGCCCGCGGCCTGCATCTTCTGGCCGCGGTGCGACTCGCCGGCCTGCAGCACGATGCGCGCGAGCGCCACAGCGTCGCTCTTCAGGGCCTCCAGCGCCTTCTCGTCGGCGTCGATCTCGTGGATGATCTTCTCCAGCGGCGGGAGCTCGCGGCCGACGTCGGCGCGCGTGCGGCGCAGCATCAGGCCCTCGCGCCGCAGGTAGGCGCCGAATTCCTTGGCGTCGTCCAGGCGCGAGTTTCCGCCGGGCGCCGGCGCGCACCATTCGCGGATGAACTCGTCGTGCTCGCCAAGTGCGCCCGGGCACACCACGTCCAGCACGTTGAAGAACTCGCTGCCGTAGTTGTAGATGGGGGTGGCGCTCAGGACGATGCGCTTCTTCGCCCGCTCGGCCACGTATTTGCACGCGATGTAGATGGCGCTGCCGCTGCTGCGAAGCTGCTGCCCCTCATCGAACACCACGAACTGCACCTTGCCGGCCAGCTCGTCCGCCCAGCCACGCAGCTTGTGGTAGCTGGTGACGATCACGTCGGGGAGCATCGGCGGCAGCAGTTCTTGCTGCGCGGCGGGTTGCTTGCCTCGACCCTTGGGCGTCAGGTCGTAGGGCGTGCCCTTCTTCAGGATGTGCACGTTGAGGTGCGGCGCGAAGCGCTGCAGCATCTTCTTCCACTGGCGCGGCAGGTGCGCCGGGCATACGACCAGCGCAGGAAGGCGCCCCGGCTGGACAATCGCGGCGATCGCCGACACGGTCTTGCCCAAGCCGACGTCGTCGGCCAGGATGTAGCCGTCACGGACGTCGAGCATCTGCGCCGCCAGGACCTGGTATTCCCGTGCGGGCTCGGCCAGCGGCAGCGCCGGCGCGGCGACATAGCCAGCGAGCAGCTCGGCCAGGGCCTTCTCCGCCGCCTTGTGACGCTCGGTCAGGCCCGCGAGGATGTCTGGCCGGTCGACCTCCATCGGGAACCGGTCCAGAAACCACGCCAGCTCCCGCGTGTTCTCCGCGGATGCCGACAGGTGGATGTGCTCGCCGGCCACCTGGGGCGCGCGCGGGAATACGCGCTTCAGGCGCGTGCGCACGTGCGGCTCGCAGGTGATGCGCCACCGCTCAAGGGCGGGGACGTAGGTCACGGTGCCATAGGTCTTGCTCAAAATGCTGCCCCTCTGAGGTGGAGTACCTGAATCTGCTTGTCGTTCTCTTTCGAGACGTACCGAGGAGCCGTACGGCCCCAGTGGCGCGCGGCGACCAGCACCACGGCCGAGACGTCGTCGCGCTTGAGGTACCTCGCGCACTGGCCGAGCGCCTGGCTCAATGACCCCTTGGTCTTGGCCTCGATGACGATGCCGGTCGGCAACAGGAAGTCGAAGCGGTCGTCAGGGCCTGCCACGAACTCGTGTTGGAACTCCAGGCCGGCTTCGGTGAGCACCTTGCTGATGCCGCTGTGGAGATCGACCTCGTCCGCAAAGCGGTAGGCGAAGCGCGGCAGTTCTTGCGTCACGCGGCGCAGCACGAGAGGATTGGGCTTCAAGGCGGTCACGCGAACACCCCCAGGATCTCGCCTGTCTCAGGGTCCACCTGCACGCGCTCCCAGTCCTCGTAGGTCATGAAGGTGACGCCGAGCTCCGTGGCGGCGAATGCCGTGACGCGCTCGATCAGGTCGCTGTAGCCCTTCACGCCCAGGTCCTCGGTGCTCACGCGCAGGCGCCGACGCACCTTCTTGCCCGTCAACGGGTTCCGGGTCGTGAGGGTCTTGAAGCCCAGGTAGGTGGCGCGGAAGTGCTCCTTCCAGACCTCCATGGAGAACTGCTGGCCATGCGGCCGCGCCTGGGCGGCGATCGTGCGCAGCACCAGCCCGTGGTAGTACTTCCGCTGGCGATCGGTCTTGGCATCCTCGTGCAGCCGCACCTCGAGTTCCAGCGCGTGGCCGGCCTCCCACTGCTTCTTGCAGAATGGGGCCAGGGACTGGTTGAGGCTCTGCCGAGCCTGCTCGGCGTCGCGCCAGACCAGATGAAGCGCACTGCCGGCCATCAGCCCTCCCCTCCAGCGTCCACCTGCACCTCGACCGCCCACTGTCCGGCGCGGCCCTGCCGCTGGGCGTACTGCCATTCGATGGAAGGATCCGCGTCATCGCGGCCCAGCCAGTGCGCCACGGCGTCCACGGGTGCCTTCAGTGCGCCGCGCAGGTTGTCGTGCTCATCGAGCGGCTGCCAGGTGCCCGTGGCGCCGGGCGGCGATACGCGCGTCATCAGGACGCGCACGGGCCCCGCTGGCGGGGTGCGCGTCGCCAGCGCCCAGGCGATCGCCGCGCGCTCTGCCTTGACGCGGCGGTGCCGCACCATGTGATGCTCGCGGGCGTTCTGCCCGTTGGTCGTGCGCAGGGGCACCCTGATGGAGATCGGCGTCATGCGTCGGCTGAAAAATGGCGCGGCCTGCGTGCACGGCGGCCGCTGGCCAGCGCGGGCACCTTGCTTGCCGGCTCGGTGAAGGGTTCCGGAACGGCGATGCCGCAGTCGGCGAGTGCCGCATCCAGGTCCTGCAGCAGCCCACCGAAGTACTCCGGGCACTCGGTCTGCAGCTGGTCGGCTCGCCAGCGGGCGTAGCCGGCGTCCAGCTCAGCGAACCAGGTGAGGTGCTGCAACTGCGCCGCGCGGGCCGCGGCGGGGTCGATCACTTCAGCTCGCGACACGGTCATGCTGCGACGGCCTCCAGCAACCCTTCGAAGTCGTGCCAGCGGACGTCGCCGCGGCGCAACTTCAGGTCGAGCTCGCAAGCCGCGTCGATCACGCTGCGGCGCTGCAACGCGGGCAGCAGCCGCTCGCAGGCGTCAAGGCCGGCGGCGATCGATGCGCGCCGCTCGGGCGTGATGGTGGCCACCTCGGCCTGCTCGTAGAGGGCGTTCGCCGCGCCGCGAAGGATCCGCAGCTCGGGCTGCTCGTGATCGACGCCATCCCGCACGGCCGCGCCGAGGATCACCCAGAAGATGCGTCCGGCGGCGTTCACGAAGGCGTGGCCGTCGTCGCCCATGATCGCGTGGATCTGCGCGCGCACGCCGTCGTCGCGCCAGTTCTTCTCGATGAGCGCGCGGGCGATGAGGCCGACGCCGGCCGGCGCACGCCCGAAGGTTCGAGCCTGGCGCTTCATATGCGGGCTCCCCGCCGGGGCAGGCCTGCAAAGGTCGTGGCGCGTTTGCGCGGCCGCACTGCGTGCGTCAGGTCGCCCGTGGTCTGCAGCGCGGTGATGATGGCGTGCTCCGGCACGTAGCGCCCGCGGCGCACGGCGTTCAGCAGCTGGTTGGCCTGTTGGCGGGTCATGCTGTCTCGGGTTCGGGGTGGAAGGCGGTGTCGTTGGCGGCGGCCGCTGCGGCGAAGTGCTCGGCACACACGGCCAGCCGGGCGCGGTGCATGTCGGCGTAGCGCGCGAGGTGGGCGCGGCCCTCTGCGGGCAGCACCGCGCGAGCGACGTTGTTGGCCGTCATCAGTTCGCGCTGGGCATCCACGGCCATGGCCGCCACGTCGGTGAGCTTCATGCGGGTACTCCTTGGCGTTGTTCCACCGCCTGCCGCACACGGGCCGTGTACTGGGCGAAGGTCTCGCGGTTGGCGCTGAGGTCGTGCTCGTTCCAGCGACCCAGGCCGAGCTCGTCACCCTTGGCCTCGATGCTGGTGCGCGTGTCGTCCCAGGGCTTCTGCGGCATGCCGGCGCCGGCGGCGATGGCTGTGGCCTCGCCCAACTGCCGCTTCACGATGCCCAGCAGGTAGGCCATGCCCTTCGGCGGCGTGGCCTTCACGCACGTCTCGGCGGCGGCCTCGAACACCTCCACCGGCACGCCCTTGTCGATGAGGGCCTGCAGCTCGGGATGGCTCGGGTTCACGCCGGTGACGCCCTTGGCCTTGATCGCCCGGCAGATCTCTCCGGCTTTCGTCGGCGTAGCCGAAACACCCCCACCCAGCGGCGGTAGATCTTTGTGGGGGGTATCTACTTGGGTATTGGTTCCGGTTCCGGTTCCGGTTCCGGTGTCGGGCACCCCGGGTGACTCCGGCTGGTGTCCTGTCGTTGTCCCGCGGGACACGGGCGGGACGGCGGCAGGCTTCCCACGGTTTCGGCTGCGGCGTTCCGACTCCTTCCGGCGGTACGCCAGCATCTCGTGCACGCGCTCCGCGAGGGTGTCGTGATAGAGGCGGCCGTCCTCCGCCAGCCACCAGCCGCGCATCATCACCTCGCGCATGGTGTTCCACGCCCTGACAGGGATGCGGCACTTCGCGCGGATGACGGCCTCGTCGTTCGGCAGCGAGCCGCACGGCACCTGCGTCCAGGCGACCATCCACATCATGAGCAGCGCGTGCTGCGCCATAGGGACTTCTGCCGCCAGATCCCAGGTGTCGGACTGCTCCACTCGCTCGTAGTCGAGTTCGAAGCGCCAGCCCTTCGCGCGGGTGTCAGCGGGATATGGAACGGGGCGCGTCACATCAGTCCCCACAGAAGCACGGCAGGGCTTCCTGCTCTGGATCGAACATATCCACTTGCTCGGTGGCGAAGCGCGCAAGTTCGGCGTAGCTCGGGCCGTCCTTCGTGAATCTGGCTGCCCGGCTCGACTTCGGCTCCTTGCTCTTAGTCTCGGCCTCCATACGGGCCCACCAGACGACCCGACCAGGTCGCTCGGCAATGAGGCTCAGTCGCTGCGCCGGAGGCTTGAGGAAGCAGAGGTCGCAGTTCCCGGCCAGCGTCCGCCCGTTTAGCGAAATCAGCTCAAGGTTGAAGGGCTGGGCCGCCCAGAACTCGCCTACGTCGCCAACGGCGATGCCGGCATCGGCCAGCGGGATGCACATCGTTTCCCTGGAGTTTTCGGTCGACGCTCCACGGTTTCTGATCTTGGCGACTCGGCGCTGCTCATCGGCGCGGATCCCGATGAACTGGTCCCAGCCGTCTGCCAGGTCCCACCAACCGAGGGACTTCAGGTAGCGGTGCATCGTGCGGATCTTGAGTTCGACGGTGCAGAAGCGGGTGACCGGGTTGGGCAGGAAACTGCGTGCGCGGATGAGCGCCTCGAATGGCTCGCCATCACGGCTTGCGGTGTCGAAGTCCACCACCTCGAAGCGGTGCTCTCCCTCTGCGTGGCGGTACTCGAGCCAGACGATGGTGATGCCCCATCGCCGCCCGCATTCGCGGACGAATCGCAAGGTGGCCTCGTCCTCCCGGCCGGTGTTGGCGAAACACACGATCAGCCACCGTTCGATGTCCTCGCGCGTGTTCGCCTGCAGCACCCGCCACAACATGTAGGCACTGGTGCGCCCGCCGCTAAAACTAAGGCAGGTGGGGCCGGTCAGCTTGAATGGGTCGAGACTCAAGAAGGCTCCCCCAGATACTCGCGCCACGGCACAACAGTGCCGTCAACCTTGAACCCCCAGCCGCGCGAAGGGCCCCAGGTGAAAAAGAGCGTGTAGACGCCCTGTGGCGGCACGTAGTCGATCCGGTGGAACGTGTCGATGGACAGGGCCACGGTGTCGCCGGCCTTCCGGAGGCGCACACCGTCGAACTCCTCCCGGCGCTGCTCGCCATAGAAGTGCATCAGGATGCACGAGCGGGACGGCCACGGGTGGCCGTGCTCGTGTTCATCGTCGTCGGCGCGCAGGATCTTGTGGATGCGCATGCTTGGCAACTTGGGCCAGCGGGCTGGGGTCTGATCGCCGTTTTTGTCCTTGCCGTAGCCGTTGAAAAGCCAGTACCGCTCCATGTAGGTGCTGGAACCGTCGCGCGATGTGATGTGCGTATACGGCGTGCGCTGGGCGCGGCGGATCAAGTAGGCGGCCACCGGCCGGCGGGAGACGATGAAGGCGGCGCACCGCCAGAGAAGGGTTTTCATTGCTTGGTGAGCTTCATAAGGACCACGTCCACAGCGGTGCCGTCGAACTGGTTGGCGAGCACGGGGGACCACTCCATGGCGCCCGCAAGGAACCTCTTTCCGCGGGCCGACGCGGGCAGGACGGCCACCAGCACGCCACCAGGTGCCAGCAGCGATGCCGCGAGCTCCGTGTGCAACTTCCAGCGGCCTTCGGAGAACGGCGGGTTCATCACGATGCGGTCATAGCGCGGGCCGCAGGGCCAGTGGTGGTCGGCCCACAGCAGAAAGTCCGCCTCGATGACGTTGAAGCCCTTGGCGCGCAGGATCTGGCAATGCAGCGGCGCGATCTCCACGCAGGTGAGACGATCCTTGGGCAACAGGTCGGCGAGCCCGCCCTGCCCTGCGCTGGGCTCAAGGACGGTGTGATCCGGCGCGATCTGGGCCAGCTCGACAGCCGCCTGCGCCACGGCAGTGGGCGTGGGGTAGTACTGGTGCGCCTGCTGATCGGGAATGCACCCCGTGGCGACGATGGAGGCGATTGACTCGCCGGCGTTGTATGGAAACTGCCAGTAATGCGACACCGGGGCACCGCCGATGGCGCGAAGCACCTCTTCGGCCTGCTTGCGCGCGGCCTTCTCGCCCTCGCCATAGTGGAATTGAAGCGCCATTGGCACGTCGCGGTACCGCTCCGGCCACGCGCCAGGCAGACGCTCGCGGACCTGGCGCATGCCCGACAGCAGTTCAAGGACCGCGAACGGCAGAGGCCGGCCCATCATCACCCAAGCCTTTGGCTTGCTCTTCGGCTTTGTGCGGAACTCCGCTGGAATAGCCAGCGGGTAAAGGTGCGCCAGGACCTGGTTGAGCCGGTAGGCCATGTCCGGGTGCACCTCGAGGTGCGCGGTGCCGACCTTGTAGACCCGGATGCGTAGCGCTCCGGCGTCCAGGTTCAGCCATTTGCCATGCTCCCGCCGCGCCCGGTCCACCACGACTGAGGTGCTGTTCCAGCGCGGGGCATCGCGGCCCATGAACTTCGCGATGACGGCCCGCAAATCGTTGATGATGCCCGCGCGGCTGTGGTCCACCGAGCCGTAGCTGCTGACCACATAGGACAGGATCATTCGGCGGTTGAATCCCTCCGGCGCATTGGTGACGTGCGTGTGAGACAGAGCGCGAAAGATCCCGTCGACCCGCTCGGCGAAGAACTGGGCTCGCATATTCAGCAAGTCGCCGATCGTGGCGCGTACGGTGGCCGCCTCGAACTCGGGCGTCTCCCGCTTCATGATCTGCTCGTTCCACTCGTCACGGCGCTTCTGCGGCATTGCGTCCAGCACGTCGGTCAAAGCGAGAGCCTTGGACCAGTAGGCCGCGTTCAAAGCCGAGATGGCCCCCTCGGGGTCGAACAGCTGCCGGGCCGACGATTCGAGCGAGATGCGGCCGCGGTCGTCGGTGCGGTTGCCTTCCAGGAAGTAGTGCAGCACGCTGTTGTGCGCCTCACCCTTCATGAACGCTGACACCTCGCTGATGCGCGCGCGGTGGTGCTGGTAGGCGCCAAGCAATGGCTCCAGCGCATCGGTGGTCGTCGGTGCGAAGAACGTACTGTCCGACACGAACTCACCGGTTTCGGCTTCGACTGTTGCAACGGCAGTCATGCGGCCTCCAGGAGCAGCGACGGCTGCCGCAGGCGCTCGGCCTGCATGCGTTTGCAGTCTGGGTTGAGCTCGCACGCCGCCCACTGCATGCCCAGCATCTCGGCGGCAATGCCCGTGGACAGGGAGCCGGCGAACGGGTCGATCACGACGCCGCCCGGCGGCACGCTGTACCGCAGCAGCGGCGCCAGGATGCCGAGCGGCTTCTGGGTCGGGTGGACCGCGCTGCCGTGCTCGTTCGGCACGAACAAGACGCTGGTGGCCAGCTTCGGGCCGCCGTTCTCGCTGACATAGCTGCTCGCGTCGCCGCACGCGATCGCGCGCGTGTGCGTGGGCTTGGTCTTGCGGCGCACCGTCTTGGCCACGGCGTCAAGCGTGAACTGCGGCTGGTGGTACACCTCGGCCCAGGCGCCGCGGTAGAACATGACAGCGTGCTCGTGGACGCGGCGGAAGCGGTCGGCGTGAAAGCCTGTGCCGTTCTGCTTCTCCCACACTACATCCTGGCTGTAGCGAAAGCCGTGTGCCTCCATCTCTGCGAAGACGGTGGCGAGGTAGCGCATGGAGCCGAAGACCCAGACCGACGCCGCCGGCTTCAGGACGCGCGCAACGTGCGCCATCCAGCCATCGCAGCGGCGATCCCACTCCAACGACGTGTCGCCGTAGGGCGGGTCGGTGACGCAGGCGTCGGCCGAGGCGTCTGGCCATGAAGCCATGAGCTCGCGGCAGTCGCCCCATTGGCAGCGGTTGAGCCATTGCTCCATCACGCAGCCTCCCGACGACGGCGCACGGCCTTGGTCTCGCGGAACTCGAACAGCGCAGCGTGGTCAGGATGGGCGAGCGCGAACAGGCGTGCCAGGTACGGCGTGTGCCAGTCGTTCAGCTTCCACGGCCCGGAGGCCTCCGCCAGCGCCGAGTTGTGGCGCAGCACCTCGATGATGGTGCGCGCGCTGTAGTGCTGGAAGCCGCGGGCGACGACGCGCAGCGCCTCGCGCTCGAAGGCCACCCACACATGGCGATTGGGCGGCAGGTAGGCCAGGAACTCGGGGGTGAACATCTCGGCGTTGCGGTGCGCCAGCACCACGGCGTCGACGCGGCCGAAGTCGGAACTGTTTGCAGCGCTCACGCCCCCGCCCTTTCCGATTCGGGGCCCTGAAAAGGCCCTGTCAGCGAGCGGAGAGCTTCGATACGCTTCTCCTCATGCATCAACTTCTCAGCGGCCATCGCGCGCCACGTCTTGCCGTAGCAGGTGAGGTAGACGAAGTCGCGCAGCAGCGTGGACGGGTCGGTACCGCTCATGGAGCAGTGCTGCCGGAATACCTGGTCAGTCGACTCGTCGACCTTGGTCTTCAGGTCTTCGGTCAGCTTCCCGAGCGGCCCGGCGATGCCTCGGGCGAAGGCCGGTTCATCGTTCTGGTCGATGGTGGACATTTCGAGCTCGTGGTGGGTATGAAGTGGTCAGCAGACCGGCTGCAGCTCGGCGGCGCGCTCGCGGAAGGCGTCGACGAAGACGGCATGGCGCCAGCAGTCGGGCGCAAACGGGTTGGCGTGCTCCACGGTTTCACCGCGATCGGCGGCACTGGCCGCCAGTTCGGCGACCTGAGCGTGACTGAGGGTTGTGAGGGGCTGGACGTGCATCAGCTGAACTTCGGTTGGCGGTGACGGTGGGGAGCCCGCGCCCTCGCGGGGTAGATTCCGGTCACCACAACACGGACCCCGCGAGGGGCGGACGAAATGAATGCCAAGCCCGACCTGGCGGCGATGGAGCGGACCGTGGAATTCCTGATGGCGCAGTCGCTCGCGATGAGCGCAGTGATCCGCGTGCTCACGGCGAACCACCCGAATCCGCCCGCACTCCAGCAGGCCGCACCGCGGGCGCTGGAATACCTGCGCACGCAGCTCCTGCAGTCACCGTTTTCGGACGCGACGAATCAGCGTGCGGAGGAAACGCTGCAAGCCCTGCTTGGAATGCCGCGCTGACGCCGAGCAGCGCGCGCGTAACGGCGGCGCTTCGCTCGATCCGCTGGGCAGCCTTGCCTACCGCCGTCTTGCTCGCAATGCGCGGGCGCAGCTGCCTCGCCAAGTGCCAAGACACGTGGTGGTTCATGTCAGGCTGCCTCCTTCGCGGCGGCAGCGAAGTCCAGCACCGGCCTGCCCTTCGGGTTGGGCCAGTTCTTGTCGGGGATGCGGCGCCAAGGTTCACTTGGGCGCAACTCCTCGCACGTCACCGCGCCGAAGGTGGCTTGCTCGATAGCAACGCTGTATTCAGGGCTAGGCAGCCGGTCCGCATAGCCGTGTTGCCACTGCCTGACTTGCGCGTCGCTTTTGGCGCCGATTGCCTGGCGCAGGTCGGCGACTGTCCGCGCGCCGTCGCTTTTGAGGGATTCGTCGAGTCGCATAATGACCCGAAGATATAGCATTTGCTACATGGAAGCAATAGCTATCGCTAGTGTAGCAACTGCTACTGTTGCTCCATGAACGACGACCTCATGGATTGGCGAAGAGAGCGCTTGCAGGCCGCGTCAGATAAGGCTGGCGGCGATGCAGAGTTGGGGCGAATGCTTGGCCACAAATCTGGGGCCCAGATCGGCCACATGCTTTTGGGACGCCGCCCGGTGACCGAGAAGACCATTCAAAAGGTTGAAGGCTTACGGGGTTTCGCCGGCTGGTTCGGATCGACTCAACTTGTTCAGACGGCCAAACAAGCTGCATCTGTCAACACCCCGTTCCTACCGGGTTTTGAGCCACTGAGCATTCCCCTCTTGGCCAACTCAGGCAGCATGGGGCCTGGCAGCGATCAGCTGCACGATGAGGTGGTCATCGGGCGCCTCACGGTGTCGCCGGACTGGGCACTCCGCGTCGTGAAGCCGACGAAGCTGGAGCATTTGCGCTTCATCCACGGGTATGGCGATTCGATGGAGCCCACCTTCACGGATGGTGATGTACTCCTCGTGGACCTAGGCGTGCGCGACCCAAAGATCGACGGCGTCTATGTGCTCGAAGCCAATGACCGCATCTACATCAAGCGGGTGCGAGAACGCCTGGACGGCACACTCGAAATCAGCAGCGACAACCCGACGGTGAAAACTGTCGATGTGCTCGACGGGTCGACACAGGTAACTGTCCATGGTCGCGTGGTCTGGCGCTGGAACGGAAAGAAGATGTGATGCGAGCACTTCGCTGTACGGTCGGGGTTTGGTGATCGCAGAGCACCCGCCGGACTCCTTCCCCCTCCTAATCGTCTGAGCCCGCCCGCGCGGGCTTTTTTGCGTCCATCACCGGCTCTGGCCGACATGGAGAAAACAATAGCTTTTGCTATTGACTCCGAATATAGCGTTTGCTACATTTGCTCCATCGAACACGCAATACCACCCAGCCCCAGCGATCCGGGGGCAAACCAAACCGATGCGGGCGGGGGTTCTAGGGGCAGTGCTCCGCAGCGTGGCGCGATTCCCTTCACAGGCGAAACGAGGAGCGCAAATGCACAACACCCCTGGGCAGCACGCCCACATTCACACAACCTTCCGGCCGGCGCTGACATCGATCGCCGACCGCGCCGCAATCGTCCCCTTCCCACTCGTCGCAGCGAACGACGAACTGCCGGTCGGCCCTGCGCCCACGGCTGAAGCCCTGGAGCGCGCGCGCAACCAAGGCATCCTCCGCGAGCAACTTCGGGGCGGCGTGTGAGCAGGTCGCCAAACGAGGCGCCTCCAGTCCAGGGCGCGTTGCCCAAAGGCCTGGTCGAGTGGCTATCCAGCGGCGAGCGTGGCGTCAGCAGCAACACCATCGTCCAACACCTGACAGGCATACCTGCGTGCGGCTCCGACAACCACGTCGGAGCGCCGCAGGATCCTGCCGACCTAGACCGCTGCCTGGCGCTGCTTGAAGCGGTGCCATTGCTTCGCGCATTCTTTGCGCACATGCGGACCTGCTCTCCCGAGTGGGCCGCGCTTGTCCCAATCTGGGATCGGCTTGAAGCCAGCCATCTGGCGGAGGCGGGGCTTGGCTGGAAAAAGGCGCGCAGCGCTCCGAAGACCTATGCGCTCATGCGGTCGGTCTTGGATCCAATCGCCCGAGAGTCGGAACTCAGGTATTGGGCATCTCGCTCAGGGCCGGGAGCCGCCTGATGCACGCCCACAACCTGGACTTCCAACACGGCGTCGAGTGCACCGAGCGGGAGATGTCGGAGGAGGAAGCGCTGATCTTCTGCACCGCGCCTCCCAAGAACGACGTGCCCCACGTGCGCGGCGAGAAGGTCGTGAAGCTGACCGCGCCGCCGCCCTCGGAATGGAGGGTTCTGCAGTGATCGCCACTCGCCTGACCGCAACACCTGTGTTCGTCGGCACGGTTGACGCCACGCGCGACAGCCGCCGGCCCACACCGCGCAGCCTGGAGCAGGGCTAGGGCATGCAGCGCAGCAGCACGGCACGCATCGAGCCCATCGGTGCCGCCCAGCCCATGTCCATCGCCGAGAAGGCCGTGCTCGTCGCTTCGGCTCTCGGCGGCCTCTTCGTCCTCTTCCTGATCGCCCTTGAAAGGTTAGCCCAATGACCGTTCGCCTCGCCTCCAGCAACTCGCGGCCCGTGCGTCGCGTCCGCGCCGGCACCGTGCCCGAAGACACCGCCTACCACGAGCCTCCGGACCTCGGTGCCAGCGCCAGCACGCGCCGCGCCCTTGGCGGCTTCACCTTCGCCCCGGCCGCCAAAGATGAAGACACGGGGCACGGCGCCAGCCTGCTCGAGGACATCGCCATGACGGGCGGCGTGCTGGTCGTGATCGTCCTCGCGTCCATCGTCGTCTACGTCGCTCCCGACCTCATCGCATTCTTGGGAAATCTCAAGTGACCGCAGCGCTCGCCAAAGCCGAGCCGGCCGTCCTTGCCGCGGAAGCGCCGGTCGTATTGCCGCCGCGCAATGAGATTGCGACGGTCCTCTACGCCATCACGGCGGCGGCCAACGACCCGAATGTCGACATCGACAAGATGGAGCGCCTGCTCGGCATGCACGAGCGCATGCATGCGCGTGCCAATGAGCAGAAGTTCAACGCGGCGATGACCAAGGCACAGGCCGCGATGGCTCCAATCTCGGCCGACGCGGTCAATCCGCAGACCCGCAGCACCTATGCCAGCTACGCGCAACTGGACCGCGCGCTGCGCCCCATCTACACAAAGAACGGCTTCGCGCTGAGCTTCGACACCGAAGACAGCCCGAAAGAGAACCACATCCGTGTGCTGTGCTATGTGTCGCACGCCGCCGGCCACGTGCGCACCTACAAGTGCGACATGCCGGCCGACGGCAAGGGCGCCAAGGGCGGCGACGTCATGACGAAGACCCACGCCCAGGGCTCCGCGATGACCTACTCCCAACGCTACCTGTTGAAGCTGATCTTCAACGTGGCGATCGGCGAGCAGGACGACGACGGCAACGGTGCCAGCCCACCGCCCGGCGCCGATGGCATTCGGGAGGTGAGCGATGCCGACCGGCTCGCCGACTCCCTGTTCCAACGTCTGCAGGCGGCGAAGACCGACGGCGAAGCCGCTGCACTCTGGGCCGAAGGTGCAAAGGCGCTGGCAGCAACAAAGCGCCGAGATCTCTACGACGAGTTCAAAGGGAATGTCGTTGCCCACCGTCGGAAGCTGAAGGCAGGAGTTCGTCCGTGATCGTGCTGAACCACCCCCAAGGCAGCGAAGACTGGCTGCGTGCACGCTGCGGCGTGGCGACAGCTTCGCGGTTTTCCGACGCGCGCGAGCGTGTGGGCGGGCTCACCGACCAGCAGCGCATCTACGTTGAGGCATTGCAGCGCGGTGTGGACGAGCCTGACGCGCGCGCCAAGGCGGGCTACAAGTTGAAGCCGACGGCGGGGGCGATCACGCTGGCCCTCAACGGCGAACCGACCTCGGAGCCAGGTGCGGCCGCAATCAAGTACGCCTGGCTGATCGCGTTCGAGACCATCAGCCGCGAGCCGCTGGACGACACCTTCGTCACCTACGCCATGCGCCGCGGCCGGGACCTGGAGCCGCGCGCGCGGCAGGTCTACGAGACCCGCACTGGCGCCCTGGTCGAAGAAGTCAGCTTGATCCTGACCGACGACGAGCGCTTCGGCTACTCGTCGGACGGCTTCATTGACGACGACGGAATGGTCGAAATCAAGTGCCCCCTGTCCTGCGAGAAGCTTGGGCAGGTCTGGGCCAGCCCAGAGACGGCGCACCTCGAGTACCTCGACCAGATCAACGGCGGCCTGTGGATCACCGGCCGGAAGTGGTGCGACCTGGTCGTCTATTGCCCGTGGCTTGAGCCCGTCGGCAAAGACCTTTTCGTGAAGCGCATCTACCGCAACGAGGAGGCGATCGAGGCCCTCGAGACGGACCTGGTCGGCTTCCTCAAGCTGGTCGACAGCTACCTCGCGATCCTGCGCACGCCCGCCAAGATGTCCGGCGCCCCGAGGGATGCCGCGCCCACTCAGCATGCGACCGCCGCCGAGCCCGCACCCTGGGAAGACAGCGGCACGCCCGCGCGCGCACTCCCACTGTTCGCCGATGCCGCGCCCGCTGCGCGGTCCGGCAATGCCGTTATCGACAACCCGTTCTGAGAGGTCCCATGTCCGAACTGTCCACCACCACCATCGGCGGCGAAGTAGCCGCCAAGCAGACCACTATCGCCGCCGCGGCCCTTGCGCTGTTCGCTCCACTGGAGACGGAGGTCAAGACGCTGGCGGAGCGCTACCGCAATGTCGCATTCGACATGAGCACTCCCAAGGGCTTCAAGGCCGCCAAGGACGCGCGGCTGGAACTGCGCGAGTCGGGCCGCTTCGCGCTGCAGCGCCTGCGCGACAAGACCAAGGACCAGCTGAACGACTGCAAGAAGGTCGTCGACAGCGAGGCCGCGCGGCTGATCGAGATCGTGAAGCCGGTGGAGACCGCCATCGATGCCCAGATATCAGCGCACGAGACCAAGCTGGCCGCTGAGAAGGCGGAGCGCAATCGGGTTGAGGCCGAGCGCCGACAGAAGCACCTCGATGCCATCGCCAAGATCGAAAGCTACGTCGCGAAGGCCGAAGGTCTGCCGATCGAGCGCATCGAAGCCGGACTGGGCTACGTGCGCGACATCGACGTGAGCGCGGCCGTCTTCGAGGACTTCGCAACGCGCGCCGCGGCGCAGAAGGATGCCACCATTCGCGCGCTGGAGAAGATGATCGTAGACGCGAGAGATCGCGCTGCCGCCGAGGCCCAGCGGATCGAAAACGAGCGCCTGCGAGCCCAGATCGCCGAACTGCAGAGCAAGCAAGCGCCGCAGCCTTCTCCCGCACCTGCCCCTGCTGCCCTGCAGCAAGAACTGGCTCCCGCACCGCAGGCAGCGGCAGCGCCCCCCGCTCCCAGCCCCGTCGGCTACTCCACCGGCCGAGTGACGCGCGAAGCCGACACAGAACCGGCGCCCGCTCCGGTCCGTCAGTTCGAGGCCGGCGCAACCGCAGCAAACGAACCGGTGGTGTCCGGCAACCCGACGCTGCGGATCGGAGACATCGCCGCGCGGCTCGGCTGGACCATGACCGCGGAGCAGCTGCGCAGCCTGGGCGTGGAGCCCGCGACCCGCGAGCGCGGCGCCACGCTGTACCACGAGCAACAGTTCGCCGACATCTGCGACGCCGTGGCGCGCCGCGCACAACAAGCGAAGGCCGAGCACGCGCAGCGCCTGGCCGCCTGACCGTCACCCACAGGAGCCGCCATGCCCCAAACACGCACCGCACCGGCCGCCGTCAACGGTCCGAAGGAATTCAAGGTCATCCCGCTGGTCGACGTGCAGTCGAGCCAGGTAAAGGCGATCGGCTACGACGCCGGAACCAAGACCCTGGCCCTCACCTTTGCGCACGGCCCCGGGACCGTCTACCACTACCCGAACGTCGAAGCCGACCTGCACGCCGCCTTCGTCGCGGCCGAGTCGATCGGCACGTTCTTCGGCAAGCACATCAAGCCGCTGCCGTTCAAGAAGTTCGCGCCGCCCGCGGCCGACTGACCAGTTTCGGGCGACTCGTCGGCGGGCACCTCCTCCTCCCTTCCTCCTCGCATTTCCCGCCGACCCGCGCGAGCGGCGCCCTCTTTCTTCAACTCATCGCAGCCATTCACCATGCGCTTCAAGAACGCCATCAACTTCCGAATCGAGCCGACTTGGCAGGCCGACCATGGGTGCGCACTGGAAGGCCTCGCCCCAGCGGCCTTCGTGCCCTGCGGCCCCTCGCAGGAAAGTGCCGCCGGCTGGGTGCCGCCGCGCGGGCAGGAACACGGCTCCCTGCTTGAATCCGTCGACGGCCAGTGGCTGCTCGTCTACATGGTCGAGAGCAAGGCGCTGCCCGCCTCCGTCGTCCGCCGCAAGGTGGACGAGCGCGCCGCGCAGATCGAGGCCACCACCGGCCGCGCGCCAGGCAAGAAGGAGAAGAAGCAGCTCAAGGAGGACATCACGCACGAGCTGCTGCCGCTGGCCTTCACGCGCCATGCGCGCACGGCGGTGTGGATCGACCCCGACCAGCGCCGCCTGACGCTCGACACCTCGAACATGGCGCGCGCCGATTCGGTGGTCACGGCCCTGGTGCAGGCGATCCCCGGCTTTGCCGTGGGTGCGGTGCATACCCAGGTGGAGCCGGCCAGCGCCATGGCCGGCTGGCTGGCCACACAGGATCCGCCCTCTGGCTTCACCATCGACAGGGAGTGCGAACTCAAGGCCACCGACGACTCCAAGGCCGTGGTGCGCTACGGCAAGCACCCGCTGGACATCGAAGAGGTCCGCCAGCACATCGCCAGCGGGAAGCGGCCCACGCGCTTGGCCATGACCTGGGAGGACCGCGTGTCCTTCGAACTGACCGAAGGCGGGCAACTGCGCAAGCTGGCCTTCCTCGAAGGCGTATTCGACGGCGGCGAATCGAAGGGCGGCAAGGGCAGCGACGAGAACTTCGACACCGACGCCGCCATCGTCACCGGCGAGCTGGGACAGCTGCTGCCCGCCCTGATCGACGCCCTCGGTGGGGAGACGTCGTGATGTGGGAAACAAAACTCTCGATGCTCAAGCGCGGCATCGACCTGATGGAGCGCTTCTGCGCGGCCAATGACCTCCAGGTGCCGCCCGTCGTGGCAACCGATCGGCGGGCCTGGAACTTCGACGCCTGCGCCTACTACCGGCCGATCGAGATCCACATCTGTCCCTATAGGTGCGCGGCGATCGGCTACGCCGGCATGCAGTGGTCGTTTCCAGGCCATTCCGTCGACCGCACACCCTATGGCGTGATCGCCCACGAGCTCGGCCACCATGCCGATTGGGTCAGGAGCGACCAGAAGGGCCGCTACTTCGGCGATTTCAGCATTGCCATGCGCAAGCGCTGTGCGGAAGCGCCGCTGACGTCCTACTGCCCAAACGACGCAGAGTGGTTCGCGGAGATGTTCCGGCTGTTCGTCACGAACCCGGATCTGCTGTCGCATCTGCGGCCGCGCACCCACGCAGATCTGTTGGAACACTTCAAGCCAGTCTTCGAAGACGCCTGGAGCCAGCGACTGCACGGCGCACCTGATCGGACCATCCTGGCCATCCGCCGCAAGCTGGATCCGAAGCGGCCAGTGCGCAAGGCTCACGAGCCGTCAGACCGCAACTACCGCGACAGCGGATTGGAAAGAGCGGCAGCGTGACGCTACTTTTTCCAGACCAGCGGCACGATCACGGCTGCGGCAGCTGCGAGTGCGCTGACAGCGGCGGCGATGGCCGCAACCATTCCCCAGCGGGCAGACCGCTCAGCGGCTGCCGTCGAGCGTTGCTGCGCAGTGCGGGCGATCTCCGCGGCCGCCTCGGATTGAGCATGGTCATGGCGAGCCAGCCACAGCTCGGCAGCCGTCCCAGCTTCCCCGACGAAATGGCCGTCGTTGAGGGCCGTGCGGATTTCGAACGCATCATGCTCAGCCGCGAAGGCGTCGAAGTCAGCGGCGGTGTAAGCGCTGAATCCCCCGGGGACCACGTGCATGTGGCCATTTCTGTCGCGATAGGTCGCCATCTTTCAATCCGTATCGAGGTCGAATTCCATCTGGGTCTGCCGGATGACGCGCGCCACGTCGAGCCGGTAATGCGCGCGCTGTGCACCCACAGGCACATACCAGTTCGGCTCGCCCGGGCCAGCGTCGGCCCAGCGCACGCCGTTGGTGTGGACGTCCGTGACTTGGCCAGCCATGCCGTGCAGCGCCTCGATGCGCTCGATCAGGATCTCGCGCAGTTGACGCGCGGTGCGGGTGGGCTTGAAGGGCATGCGTCAGCCCACCCACTCTTTGATAAACGGCCAGCCTGCTACCAGCAGTGCAGCCATCGATACCGCGATCGCCCACCCTGCCCAGCGGGCAGACCTGTCGGCGGCGTCGGCTGCCCGCTCTGCCGCGGCAGTCGCGCGCTCCTCCCTGTCAACCCTCGCGCCTTCAGAAAAACGGTAAGCCGCCGCCCTGGCGCGCTCGACGTAGATCTCGACAGAGGTCCTTTTTTTTCCAACGAAGTACCCGCGGGCAAGGCGCTCTTCGAGTTCGTCAACCGGGTCGTCTTCGCCAGCGAAGGCAAGGTCTTTGTTGGCAGCGTGCTCCCGGTGCAGGGAGGCCCAGCGGTCGATGTCTCTGTGGTCGAGCCAGTTCGCTTCGTCAGCCATCTTCGTCTCCTCGTAGCTGTTCCAGCATGATGCCACCACTCGAAATCAGCACAAACCCGTGCCCCGTGCATGAGGTATCGCCTGCCGGTGATGAAGTGCAGCCATCGCCCAAGGGCGATGCGCGCGAGCGCCCGATACTCTTCTCCGCGCCCATGGTGCGCGCCCTGCTGGCCGGCACGAAGACGCAGACGCGGCGGGTTGTCAAGCTCCCTCACAACAACCGTCTGGGCCAGTGGGAGGTGTTGCCATGGGGCGGGCCGAATGGTGGCCGAACGCGCGGCGGCGAAATGGTGCCCTTCCAAAACGTGATCGGGCACAGCCGCACCGGCGACATTGTCGGCTGCCCCTACGGCCAGCCCGGCGACCGGCTGTGGGTACGCGAGACGTTCTTTGCGTGGGGCCGCTGGGAATCCCGCTTCAGCTCAAAGAAGAACCGCGACGAGTGGCACTTCGTGGACGAGACCCTCGTCAGCGGGCACGCCTACCGCTACGCCGCCGACGGCCTCTGGCCAATAGCCGCCCGGCCTCGCCTGGCCGGAGCGAAGCCAAGCTGGTGGCAGCGCCCGGCGATCTACATGCCGCGGGTGGCCAGCCGGATCGCGCTGGAGGTCAGCGGCGTGCGCGTCGAGCGGCTGCAGGACATCAGCGAGAAGGACGCGCTGGCTGAGGGCATCGAGCATTTCGTGCCTGATGACCCCCGCAAAGAGTATCGGCTGCTCTGGGAAGACATCAATGGCGCCGGCAGCTGGGGCGCCAATCCCTGCGTGTGGGTAGTCGAGTTCCGGAGGATCGCACCGTGAGCGGCCTGTTCCTCACCGATGAAGAGGTCGACGACATGTGCGCCGGCCTGAGCACCAACGCTGTGAAGGTGCGCCGCCTGCGCGCCCTTGGCCTGGTGGTCAACGTGAAACCCAACGGGCGGCCCCTGATCGTGCGTTCGCACGCCGAGGCTGTCATGAGCGGCCGGCCCAAGATGGAAGCCGCCGCCCAGCCGCAGGAGGCCGAGCCGGCACCGGCCGCCAACACCGCCGGCATCGTGGCCCTCTTTGGCCGCAGGAAGGCTGCCTAAGATGTGCTCCATGGGGCGACGCCGAAAGTTCGATGACGGACTCGAGCCGCGGGTCTACCTGAACCACGGCGCCTACTACTACGTCCACCAGAACGGCAAGTGGGAGCGGCTGGGCACCGACAAGGACGAGGCCAACCGCAAGGCCCGGATCCACAACGACCCGGGCAGCCTGTACGGCACGATGGTCTACTGGCTCGACCAGTTCCTGCTGCACTGCGAGGAGCGCGTGCGGCGCAAGACCATGAGCCAGCGCACGCTGGACGATTACCGGGACGCCATCCTGCCGCCGACCGAGACGCGGGCCAGGGGCGCCCTGCGGGTCTACTTCCCGCCGCCGCTGGCGCCGCAGCAGGTCACCCCCGCCATGGTGCAGAACTTCCTGGCCACCATGGCCGAGCTGGGCCGCCCCACCCCTGCCAACCGCGAGCGCGCCTGCCTTTCCGCGTGCTTCGGCTGGCTGCTGCGCACGGGCAAAGTGCCAGGGCTGGCCAGCAATCCGTGCCTGCGCTCGGCGGGCGTGCAGCGCAACGCCGAGAAGCGGCGCGCGCGCTACGTCACGCACGACGAGTTCCGCGAGGTATACGCCGTCGCCGGCGCCAGCGAGCGCCTGATGATGGAGCTGACGTACCGCACTCTGCAGCGCCCGGAAAGCGACATCGTTCTGTGGACATCGGCCAACCTGGTGATGGAGGCTGGCCGGCGCGTGCTGGTGCACGTCCAGAACAAGACCGGCACCGAGATCCGCATCGCCCTGCCCGACAGCGTCAACGCGCTGCTGGACCGCGCCCTGGGCACCGAGGCCAACGTCGTGCGGCTGCGGCAGCCGCTGGTGCAGCGCCTGGACGGCGAGAACTACACGTACGACGGCCTCAGCTCGATGCTGCGCCGGTCGATCGCCGTGGCCAACGAGCGGCGCCTGGCGCGCAAGCTCCCGCCCATGGCGTCCTTCGGCTTCCGCGACCTGAAGGGCAAGGGGGCCACCGACATGTGGCTGGCGGGCGTGCCGATCGAGCGCATCCAGCTGCTCTGCGGCCACAAGTCGAAGACCACCACCGAGGTCTACATCAAGCAGCGCTGGCGCGAGACGGCCCAGCCCAACATGGTCGAAGTCGGGTAGCCTGCGCTGCCAAATATCCAGTGGTTTCGCACCCGGAATTGCACAAAAAATGTGCAGAAATGGGCCTCCGATCTGCTTCCAGTATTTGGCAGTGACCGGCCCGATCTCCAGCATCCATGCGGGCTGCGGGCCCGAAACAACCGGGGACTGTTAATCCGTAGGTCCCTGGTTCGAGCCCAGGTCGGGGAGCCAAATGAAAGGCCGCATGGCCATTAGCCCCGCTGCTACAGTTTCTGTAGCGCGGGGCTTCTTCTTTTCTGCGACGATTTCGCCGATGTAATGGCGGATGTAAGGCGATTTTTGGGTCGGGGCAGAACTGAGGACGGGGAGAAAGCGCAGGTGCCATCCTTCAGCCAGGTCAACGCCTGCTCGTCGACTAGCCTTTACCGGGCCCGGTGCGACGGCGGGGACGTGGAGCGAATCAGGAGTCTTTGCAGCGGCTGACCCGACGTGCGCGAGAACGTGCAGTGGACTCCCAAGCACGACTACAAGCTGAAGTCGTCACTCGACGCGAAGGAGTGCCGGAGGCGCGCGAAAGCGACTTCGCCTCCCACAATGTGGACTGATGACTGGCAAAGCATCCAGCATTTCCAACCAATCCCGCACACAACTGAACTTTCTTGCAACGTTAGTGCACTTACTGCTAGCAAGGAAAACTTGCAAGCTGCAGAATCCGCGCCTATGGATACCTCCATGCGCCTTTGTTTCTCGATGGGTCCTTTCGACCTCGTGAACGAAGAGCCTGTACTCTTTCGCCAAATCGACCACCCGACTCCTTCCAAGACTGGACTGAAGCCGGGGGAGTTTGATCGTGAGCGCATGTCAAAGGCCCTAGCTGGCCCAAGCATCACCATCCCGCAGGGTCTGTCTGCCGACGAAATCGGGGCTTTCATCCTCGACGCTGCCGCGCGGATGAAATGACCTTCACCGTCGGGTTTAAGCGGAAGTTTGCATTCGAGTACGAGCAGCGCCTGGGCAAGGCGGATCGGACTGCGATCAACGTCTTCATCGCTACCTTCGTTCAGCATGGTCTAGCCGACCAAACAAGATACGTGGGGCGCGTCTCCCCGTCTTGGATGAACATCCCGACCGATCATCCCAACTACAAGTACGCCCAGGAAAACCACCTTTGGCATTACCACATCGGTATTCCGAAGTACCAAGGCGCTCAGGCGTGGGGGAAGACTTCCGATTGGATCTTGCATTTCCAGTGGCAGGATCGCGGTGATCGCGTGGAGCTGGTCGACCTGTACGCTCACCATGACCAGGATGGAAAGTTTCGGCTTCCCACCGCGGACTACCTGGAAGACGACCCAGCGGCGGCTGCACCTGAGCCGATTGCCCAACCACCAGATCCTCCATCGGTCTGAGCCATCGAACAGCCCGCCCCGCGCGGGCTTTTTCTCGCCCGCAGCCAACTATTTCACGCGCGCTATGGAGGAATCTGACGGAAACTGAGCGTCCTCCCTGGCCGACCTCCAAGCGGCCTTCGGCCCACCCTAATCGGTGGGCTTTTTCTTGCATGGTGAGGGTTACCGGTTGCTGTCGGCTGTCTCCGCCGTCGTAGCCCCGCAGCGGGGCAACTGTCGATCCCGCACACCTGCTACGCATCAATCGATGTCAGCTCCACCAGCTTGGCAAACTCTTCCAAGATTTCGGGGTAGTGCCTCTGCATGTAATGCATCACACGTTCGTTATCGATCATCTTCACGACATACCCCCTCGCCAACATCAGGTTCAACATGTCTTCCCCGTGAGACTGCTCGGCTATCTTGTACTGCGCGAGCAAATTAGACATCTCGGTTTCCATGCGCAGTAGCTGCTCCTGAGATAGGGCGCGACGACCTAACGGCCGCTTTCCGGCGACCAAAAGCTCTGGCGAAGTCGCCGCGAGCAGTGCCCTGGCATATGAGGCACTGACGCTGTTTGCGGACACCATCAATTCCGCGCATTCAATCTGTCGGGTGGGCTTCATTCTTCGCAGCGCGACCGGGACTTCGGGAGAGAAGTTGACGTCCTTCAGTATGGCTACGACCTCGTCGCAAATTCCGTCAAGCAGGGTACTTTTCTTCTGCAGCAGCGAAACGTCGATCGATAGACCCTTGGCAAGTTTGGCCGGAGGAATGCCGCGATCTACCGCGCGACGGATCATCAGATGCTCTTGAATCGTCGACAAACGGCTAATGCGGTTGTTGTACGTGAAAGTTTCGTCGTCAGTGGCGATGAGGCATGGCACCTCGAGAATTGAAAGCTCCTTAATGACCTCCAATCGCAAGTGACCATCCAGAACAAGGTGATGCCCAGTTTTCTTATCCACACCAGACACCGATAGAGGTTCGATCAGTCCGATCTCTTGGATTGACTCGCGAATCTGTCGATACTTGGGAATCAGCTTGTTCTTCGGATCGAGCTTTACCGATGGGAGTAGCGCGCTCACCGCAATCATGATTGGCTTGGGAAGAAAGGCCAACAGGGTGCTCATATCGGGCCTCCCATACGGACCACTCGCTCGGCGAGGTAAGCAGGGAGCGTGTCTAGTCCTTCCAGCCGCAAGACGTTTACCAAGTTCTCATCGGTGAACATCTTGCGCAACGCGCCGAGAATGAAGAACAGGCGCTGCTGGGCCAGTGATGATTTCCGGACCATCATGCGCTGTCTCTCAACTTCCTTTTTGTAGGCGCGGACTAGACTTGAACTACTGACATCCGCTCGGCGACGTGGCGGTGCTCTTGCAATGCTCCTGCCCAGGAATTGGCGCCGCTCAATCAATTTCTTGGCGTACATCAACTGTGGCCCGCGCAGTTGCCCCGATTCATACGAGTCTTGCATCGCCAACTGCACAGCCTTGTCGTCGTCACCTGCCCCGACGATCAGCAGTGCGACAGTAATTGGGATCTGCCCCCGGCCTACTGCAACGAGCAGCCGTTCTTCCCCCTTGTCTGCAAGCTCCAAGATTTGGCGGACATAGCCTTCGTGCATGTCGATCTTCTGGGCGATCTCCCGTGGAGAACAGCCCTTGTCGCGAAGAAGCACGATGCCGTTCAAAAGCTCCATGGGTTTGTGTCGGCGCCGAGCGATGTTCTCCGCCAAGCTCATCACGAAAGCATCCTCGTCGGAGACTGTCACCACAAGCGCCGGTATGCTGGACTCTCCCAATCTCTGGAATGCCTTCATGCGGCCCTCGCCGCAGATCAAGACGTAGCGTTCTGCGCCATCCGGGCCGGGCCCAGGCGTCACGGTGACGGGCTTCTTCAGCCCCACCACACCAATATTCTTCACGATGACGTCGAACTTCTGTTGATCCCGCTCACGAGGGTTCAGAACTTCGATTCGATTCAGCGGAATCATCCGCAGTTCAGGCAGAGAGAGGTTGGCGGTCATGCAGCCCTCTTGAGTCGCGTGCGCGCTGCCATCTTGTAGAAGTAATCCAAGCTGTCGAAGCGGTAGCTTTCAAGCTCGATCGGATTCCGCTCGCCTAGCCTGATGCGCGGACAATTGATGTCCAGCCTCGGTAGTAAGTAGTAGTCGAACGCAGACCGGTTGTCCTGGTTCAAACGTATGGCAACTGTGAGGTCAGGATTCAGCCCGGTGTCGAATCTGATCTTCCAGAAAAGGCTTCCGCTCTCGACCTTGTGGCACCGCGCCAGCACAACAGAGACATCAAACTCGTCGTTCACCCGCAGCATGTCGGTGTCGGTATCTCGCTTCACTTTCCCCCCGATGGCCTCGATCCGCGATTCCGCGTCGCTCACAACAGCAGGGTGCAACTGCCGAAGAATGCGATTGATCTCGATGTACTGAAAGTCTCGAGCAGGCGTATATCCAACCAAGTGATACGCGCGAATGAGGCTGCCAAAGCGAGACGCATAAACCGAGGATGAGGGCATTCCTTCGGTTGAGTTGATGATCAAACCTGACAGGGCCTGGCGCTCTTCGTAGAGCACGCGAAGCCGTGTGATCAGTTCTTCATCGGTCAGCCGCCGGGAGCGCGCCCGAATGATTCCCTGTGCCGTGTAGAAGACCTCTTTTGCGACGATCGGGGCAAAGGCGTCTTCACGGCGGATCCACATATCGGACGGATTGACTACACGCAGCTTGCGAAGCTTGAACGAAACGCGGTTGTAGACATTGCTTCCGATGTACTTTTCGTTGATCAGCACCCCATGAACCGTCGCCCTCGACCAGGATCGCCCAAGATCAGTAAGGATCTGCATCGAGTTGAGTCTGCCGGCTATTTGATTCTCCTGCAGTCCGTCCCTGACAAACCACGCATAGATCTGGCGAACCGTTTCAACCTCGTTGTCTGGGCCAGGGACCAAGATCACCCGGTCGGTCTGAAGGCTCTTTTGCTCACCTCGATCGAGCAGGCCCTTTTGCTGGCCGAGTTGATCGATCAGCAACCGTCGAAGTCCGAATCCCGCAGGGCCACCCTGGCGAAAGCCCTCCTCGACGAGCCTGCACTGGCCAGCAAACACCTTTGCGGACAGTTCACGGCTGTATTCGCCGGCCATCGCACGTTTGACGCCTTTGACGATGGTCGAGACCGGCGAGCCATCGTTCTCGAACTGCTCAGCGCAATAGATGACCTGAATGCCCGCCCGTTTGCAGATGTACTCGTAGTACGCACTTTCGTCAGCATCTTGAAAGCGACCCCAGCGACTCACGTCATAGACGAGGATCATCGAATAGCCCGGTCGTCCTGACTCGACGTCCTGAATGAGTTGTTGCAGTGCAAGCCTTCCCGCGATGCGAAGGCCGCTCTTCCCCTCATCCGCATATGTCTTCACGACTTCTATGCCGCGCTGCCTGGCGTACTCCCGGATTCGGTCCGTCTGGTTCTGCGTGGAGTACTGCTGATGTTCGGTCGACATCCGCACATACTCCGCGGCGCACACTCCTGAGGAGTGGCTTTGCGGGATGTCGGCGCGCAATGCTTCCATCGGGTAACCCCTCGAGCACAACTGGCTGGTTCAGAAAATCTGTGCGCCAAGCAAGAGGGCGCAGCGCAGGCGGCACGCTCGCACAGTAACAGGACTCTGCAGGAAACTCGATCAAGTCTTCTCTTTGCAATCAGTCCGCAATGGCTGCGATCGGGATGAGTTGGACGAGCCAACTCTGCGCGGCGGTGGCCTCACCACCCCACAGCCGTGCCAAACAAAAAAGCCCGTGGGGTGGCGGCCAAGCTGAAGACACGTCAACCTTTGCAATCGAATTGAAATCGTCAGTGCGACGACGGTTTCGCTCCCGCTGCTGCTCGCGATTTGAGGCGACGTATTCAGGGTGCTCGCCGCGATACTTCCTCCAGTACTCTCTATTTTTCTCTCGCCAGACCGACTGAGCTTCGAGCTGTTCCTGGTGGTAGTCAGGATCTGTTCTGCGTTTGGTTCGTTGCCACAAAAGCTTTCTTGCCTTCTGGCAGGCAATGTCTGAACAGTACGCCTGTCTGGGTGCCCGAGGGTTGGGGTCGTATGGCCTGCCACAGGCGCTGCACCACCGCTTTTCCATGGCTGCTCCTTGCGCCCTTCAGGGCCAACACAAGAGAGAGCCCAAATTGTCGAAGCTGCCGCGCCGGGCTCTGGGGCGCCAGCAGCTGATGGAAAACCGCCTCACCGCGGCTTGGGCTGATCTAGGACTTGGAGCGCCCGGTCGGCCCACGGACCTACTGTCCTCGCTCGACTTGAAAGGGGCGCGGACTCCTAGTTGTCCGCAGTGAGAACAATCCCACCAGGAATTGCGAACGGGATGTGGCTAGAAGAGGCCGACGGCTTCAAGTTGCGCAGCTGGTGGACCCGCAGGCGCCGCGTCGAACACCTCGTGCGGCGTGAGCTTGATGAGCGCCCTCGCCTCCTCGACCGTGCCTTGCAGCCACCGGTCTACTTCGCCTCGTTCAAGCAGCACTAAGCTGCGCTTGTCCTGTTTGTCGGGGCCGAGACGCGGATCAGGTTTGTGCATGCGCTTCATCAGCGGGTGCGCGTCGGCGTTGACGGTCACCATGGAATAGCTGGGCACCACCTCGCCCGTCGCTGGGTCAGTCCACTCGCTCCATAGGCCCGCCACGCTCCACGGCTGACCATCAGCGCGGAGGAACCGCCACCAGACATTCGCGCCAGTTTCCCAGTTTGGCTCGAAGAAAAGCCGGGCAGGAACTATGCAGCGTTGGCCCTTCTTCCATGCCTCGCGGTAAGTCGGCCGGCTGGCGATCGTCTCCTGACGAGCGTTCACGGTGCTGATTCGCTTGGGCTTCTCGCCCGGGCCGCGTGGCCGGCTCATCGGGATGCGAGTCTCGCTGTCCGGAGGAATCATCCCCCACTGAGCCAGTTGCGCCCTGCGCTCGCCCTCGCCATCCAGGCGCACGATCGGCCCGGTCGAGAGCGGGAACAGTTCGCGCGCCCTGAAGAGGCCCGACGGCATGCGCTTGCCGGCGCCGATCTGCCAGAAGTCCTCCAACTCGCGCATCTCTGGTGGGATGTAGCGGGTGCACATATCAGCAGCATACGCTGATCAGTCCGAGCATCTCAGAGCTGGTCATATAATGCCTTAGTTCTCATTGTTGAGCACTATTCCTACGTCGCGCCGATTTCTCTGCTGGACTCTCACCGGTCAGAGGAGTCTCTGAATGAAACCCGACCATCCACTTGGCGAAGAATTTTCCGACTGGGCCGAGCTAACCGATCAGTATCGCGCTCGGCTGGAGCAGGCGTCGCCTCAGAAGATTCCACACCGGAGCCAGTTGGCCCGCATGGTGAAGCGTTTGCGGGCCCTTGCGACCGCAGCCACCGAGGCGGTCGCGCGACAGACTCCACCACCCCGCTGACCGCTCAGGGCTGAAGGCGCGCTAGAAACTCGGCCCAGAGAGCGTCGAAGAGCATGCCAAGAAGGCTGGCATTGGTCCAGCGTTGCAGAAAACGCCCAAGTTATCGCGCTGACGGCTCAGAGAGGGTTTGGATTGTCGATTCGATCGCGTTGCGCATGGCTGCGTGCCCGGGCGGCTCCCTCAGCCACACCAAGACCAGCCACAACACGCCGACAGCAAGCACGACGCAGCTCGCGAGCGCGTAGATCAACAGCATTTCCATCCCCTCGAAGAGTTGAGCCAGGAAACGATTGGCTCGCGTGATTTATGAAGACCGGCTCGACCCGGCTGTACCAGGCTGTACGTTCCGGATTGTCCCGCCGGGCTCCAGCCAAGCAAGCGCCGCCTCGTCAGGGGTGAGACCAAGCAGATCCGGATTGTTCGCGATCTCGCGCGCCACTTCGTCCAGTTCGGCCGGATCAATGGTCCTCCAGCGCCGTTGTAGGCGATGTGCGCAGAGAGCGATCCAGATTTCGCGATCCATGGTGATACTGTATGAAAATACAGGTGTGTTCGCAATCGTTTATCGCTGTCGATTCCATGGTGCGCGGCTCGATGCCGACGCCATCCGCGCCAACCCCCTACAGGGAGACCTCATCGTGCACCGCCGGGGAATGGGCCGAATCGCCAAGTTGGTGGCCGCAGACGGGGAAACCTACCTGACCCCGCTCATGGACAAAGTTCGCCTGCTCGACCTGAACGAGCGCGGGCTCCTGATTGCCGGGCGGGAGAGGTATCCGGGCAGAAGCGACAAGCGAGATGGGCCGACCTATCCACAGGCTTGGTGGTGCATCCCGGCTCCACGGCCAGTGCTGAGGCCCGATACGCGCCCACAGCAGCTCAGGGAAGCAGCCGAGATAGGCCGCACGATGGTCAACCACTACTCGCGACGCAGAGGCTGAGGCTCAACAGCCGTTCCTGATCCTCGATACTCCCACGACCTAGCTCACCTTTTAGCCGCGCTCCGGCATGACACACAACAACAACTTCGACGCGATCCGCCTCATCGCTGCTTTAACAGTACTAGTCAGCCACCAGTTCCCCCTTACAGGCCGGACCGAACCGATGGCCCTGGATCCCTACCGATTCGGGACGATAGGAGTGGTGGCGTTCTTCTCGATCAGCGGCTACTTGGTGATGACCAGTTGGTCGCGAGATCCACGCATAGTCGCATTTGCGGTCAAGCGGCTATTGAGACTGTGGCCCGGCCTGGCTTTGGTCACAGTGGTCCTCACGGTGCTTGCGATCTGCTTCCAGCCCAATCGCTGGCCCGAGGCAATCGAGTTTCTGCGCATGAACTTAGTCTTCGTGCAACGTGGCGGAAACTACTTCCAGTCAAACCCGATCGCGATCCTCAACGGCCCGACCTGGACGATCCCAATTGAGGCGTTCTGCTACTTCGCATTGGTGATCGCGGCGCTGATTTTCCGCAGGTCGCTGCCCCTCGCACTTATTGCCTTTGTCGTGGTCGTGGGGAACTACACGCGCAGGCTCACGGATGCATCTCTGATCGAGAAGGCTCAAGCCATGGGCCATCCAACATTTGCGCCGTGGCTCGTTGCAATCTTCATGTTCGGAGCGTTATTCAGCCTTTGGCCGCGTCTCCAACGCTTATGGCTCGTATTCGTAGCCATCGGCCTCGCAGCGCTTTGGGCCGGACATAGCTCGCTCGCGCTGTTGCTTGCCGCGCCCCCATTGCTTGTTTGGGCGGGACAGAAGTCGTGGCCTTTCTTCCGGCACGCCGGGCGCTTCGGGGATTTTTCCTATGGCATATACCTCTGGGCGTGGCCTGTGCAGCAGTCGGTAGTCGTTCTGCTTGGAAAGGATGCGTCGATATTCGCGCATCTGTTCTTGTCAATGTCTGTCACCACCGCGCTTGCAGCATGCTCGTGGCATTTTGTCGAAGAGAAAGCGCTCAAGCAGAAAGACCAGGTTAGACCAGCCGAGCCCAGGTAGTAGTTGAACGACCACAACAAGCGCCGCCCAACCGTCCTAGACCTCCAACTCCCTAACTTCCAACGCCTCTCGCCGGCCGTCTACCTTTCCGCTTTGCAGGGACGATGAGCTTTCGAAAGGTCTGGTACGCCTTGTCCTTCTCAGCTTCCAGGCATGCGAAGAACTGCGCCTGATATTCCGCCGTCTTGCGGTACAGCATCTCGGCGTGCGCCTGCTCGGCCTCGTAGATCCTGGCCTCCCTCAAGCCGGTCCCTTGATGTTTGACGAGGGATCGGCGCAGCGCCCAGCTATCTAGCTCGATCCATGAGGACTGCGGCCCCTTGTGTCCCTTCGGCCGAGTACGCAATAGCCAAAACTCGAATGCGCCGCAGGTCCACCGGAAGTGGGCCTTGCCGCGCGGCCATTCGAACCCATCGGGGATGAGCCCTTCAGCCTGCAATTGGGCAGCGGTCCCAGTCCACCAGTCCCAAGCCCGAGCGAAGATCTCGATCTGCAAATCTTCGACGGCTGGCGTCGCGCACCCGTTCGCAGATCCTAGATCGAGCGCAGCCACGCTCCCAGATTTGTGAGGTAGCCGCTCAGTCATGGGCCGCCCCCTTGAGACACTGGTCGTGCAAGAAGCGTTGAAAGGCTTTGTCACTGGAGGCAGCGGCGATCCGTCCGTCAGTCGGAACGATCTCCGCCTTGTCGAACAGCTCCCACAGGTGATAGAGGTGATAGTCGAGCTTCTCCACAGCAGCCGGAGCTAGTTGCAGAGGATGGGCGCCACCTGGTGTGGTGCAGTACTTGGCAGCAGCAAGACGGCCGAGCATCTGCAGGTTGAGCTTGCACGCTTGTCGGAAGCCTTCGGGGCTGGCGTAACTAGCCATGGCGCACCTCCGACAGGAAGCGCTGCAACTGAACGTCGTTTCGCGCCTGCTCAACCGAACGGAGATCCACCATCGGGGCCGTCTTCAGCATCTCGTACACCTGGCTCAAAAGACCCAGCAGCTCATCCGCGTGACTGTCCGCGATCTTGTAGTGCAGCCAGTTGTGCGGCTTCATGGTGAAGGCGTCGCGATGAATCATCACGATCTTATCCATGCAGCTTCGGCGGAAGTCGGCCTCCGACAGGGTCGGGCCGTCGTATGTCGCAGAACCTGGAGTCCGCGCCTGAACCTCTGCGCTCTTGGGGTCACGACGTGTTGGCCTAGGCATGGTCCGCCTCCGCGCTGAACACAACGTCGACGAGCTTGGCAAGCTCATCTGCCATATCGCCGCAGGCCCACATGAAGCTGTCTTGAATATCTTCGCTGTGGTTGCGGAACGACGCCCCTCCCTCTCCAAACGTCATATGAAGAAGGGCACTCAGTTGCTTCGACACTGCAGATAGCCTGTCGAAGTCGTCCATGTGTGAATTTCGAGCGAGCGGGGATGCCCATTCCGGGGCGACAATTGAGGTAGCCATGGTGCACGTTCCTTTCAGGGTGAGTGCGTTGTGGTTAGAACGGCTGCAGGGCTCCTACCCCCTGTGGCCGTTCGCCTTTGTGCCTCGGATTTAGCTGGTTTTTGATGCAAACCAGATCCCGCCCCGAGGCTCAGCGGTCATTCGTTCTTCGGCTCCTTCGCCTTGTCGATCTTGTCGCGCACCCATGGCGCACCGCCGAGCCGCTGCAGTTTTTCCTTCTGCGCTTCGGAGAGCTTGATCGTGATCGGGGATGTGGCCGGGGCGCCCGCAACCTGAGGCTTAGGGCCTCGACGCGGGGGCTGTGCCGGTTTCTTCTCGTCCATGCGTTAAATGGTACACCTATTTCCAATATATAGGTGTACCTGTTTGCACTCGTAAACCCGGACCATGCTACTCGCGCCGCTTCTTGAACGGCCGCTTCCAAAAGTGGTCAGGACCTGGCCCCTTGGCCAGCAGCCGCGCTGTCAGTTCCATTGGGCTGAGCGGCTCGGCGTCCTCAGTTTCCGGCGCAGGCAATGAGTGCCGGTCAGGATTCTTCCGCTCCTGGGTCTGGCTTTCGATGAAAGGAAGTTCGAATGCCGCGTCCATGACAGCCGCAAACTGCACCTCCAGGCGCGTAGCATCGATGATTCGGTCTGCTATTGCGCACTTCGCTGTAATGCGAGCCTTGTCGTTATCACTTAATAGCGCTCCTGGTGGGAGCGATTCCAGCTCGGCGAACAGGGCGTCTCGCAGCGTCTTGATGTTCGGCATCATGAAGAATCCTTCTAAGTTTGTTGCGCAGCGCTATGGCCTCTCGCGCCTCCTGCGGCAGAAGGTGATGGAAGTGACCAATGGACGCCAAGTACGTTCGGTCCTTGCGCAGGCCGAGTCGGTGAGCAAGTCTTGCAATCGAAGTAATCCTTCGACCCAACATCCGCGAGATGAAGGTGTTGGAATTGATCGGCCACAATCGAACAACGATCTCAATCTCTTCGTTGCTCCACCACGACCGCTCGGGAGCGCGGTAACCCAAGTCGTACAGGAAGCGCTCGACACTCTTTCGACTGCGACCGATCAGCATGCCAATCTCGTCCGGCGCGAGGTCAACCCGCAGTCGCTCCACCAACCTGCGTTCTTCATCTGACCATTGGCTCACTAGTCGAGGGGCAACACCCTCGGCCATTTGGCTTTTGATCAAGCTCTTGACCGACGTTGTGGTACGACCAAGAAAGCGCGCAATTTCTGTGTGCGTAAACTCATGCCGAAGTCGTAGCAATAGCGCCTTTTCCTCTTCTGTCCAAGACAGGTGAATTTGCCGCTGAAGGTGCTGGACGCGCACTTGATACTTGACGGAGCCCAGAGAACGCCCGAGCAAGGCACTGATCTCGTTATCGGTGCAATATGGACGCCACTCTGCAAGCAATGCAAGTTCGTCTCGACTCCAAGGAGCGATCCTTTTCATTTATGCGCCGGTTCCTAGCCCACTCGGACGGCGGACTATGCGCGCCGGCTGCGCTTGAGCCACCTAGGGCAATGCCTCTACCTTTGCAACCCTCTTGGTGATGAGGCTCGTAATCGCGCGCTGCGACATCCTGCACTCACCACCGGAGGGCTCCATTAGTGACCAAAATCTATCTTCTCAGTGCACTACTCGCACTTTGCGGCTGCGATTCAACAAACTGGGAATCCGCGGGCCGACAGGACGGGTATGCAGTCACGGTCAACACGACGTGTAAGTTCCGGTCCACCATGGTGCATGGGAAGTTCGAAAACGCGGACTACGCCAGGGGATACAGCCGCGGCGCCCAAGATGGAGCCGCCGCGGTAGCGACGTAAGGATGCGAGCGTTTGAGGTAGCCCAGGCCGGCGGCACATTTCCTCGTGACCGGTCGAGCAGTGCTCGACAAGTTCTACCCGGGCATATTTCAGTGCGGCAAGTCGAGAGGAGATAAGGCATGAGCGCCGACCCGGCGCTCCTCCAACGCCTTTACCTTCTCCTCAAGCTCTTCGCGCTTGGCATTGCGTGCGACGAGCGCCTTTTCAGTCTGCTCAAGGAACAGGAAGACAAATCCTGCGCACAGGTTGAAGAAGTGCAGGAGCAACAGCAGGACTGCGCCCCGTGTAACGGGCCCACTGCCCAGCCAGAACGTGAGGATCCCGAGCGGCGAGTTGACGAAAAGCACAACGTAAAAGGCGCGATTCAGCCACCGTGTCCACAGCTGCCGCAGCCACTCACGCTTCTCCGGCTCCATGTTGGCCAGCGTCATCGTGACCGTGAAGACGGCAATGAAGACGCCCAAGATCGACACAACGGTTGTCACCTCCATGCCATCCCTCCTCGGTGGTATGTGCGCATTAGTTCACTTGACCCGAACAGCGACCGGGCAGATCATGTAACTATACGCAACACAACGAGGAGAACGACATGAGGATTGCTATCGGGTTGATCTTGGCTGCCGCTTCCTTCGGCGCGAGTGCCTATTGCACTGGGTCCGGAGCCTTCCGCCAGTGCTCGGACGGTAGCGGCAACAGCTACAGCGTCCAGCAGTTCGGCAACACGACCTATGTGCAGGGTCACAACGCACAGACTGGCTCAAGCTGGAATCAGACCAGCCAGAACATCGGTAGTACAACCTACCATCACGGGACGGCCGCCAACGGGAACAACTGGAACGGCACGACCCAGCACATCGGCAACACCACCTATCACAACGGCATCAACAGCCAGGGCCAGCCATACGCGAGGACTTGCAATCAGTTCGGCTGCAACTGACTTCGGGCTCTACTAACCCTGTTGAGGTTGCGTTGTTCCTACTTGTCGCCCTGCTACACGCAGTGCCCGTTCTCTTGACCGCGGCGATTACGCGCCGCGCGAAGCCTGTGTGGATTGCGGGCGGAATCATGGCTATCTTGGCTATCGCAACCGGAGCTGCCAAATTTGCCGGCGTGGACTTGTTGGCAATCGGCGGTGGCATCTGGCTGGGGTTGGAAATGTGCGAAAAGCCAGATCGGTGAAGGAGTACGCTGGAAGCCAAGGACACCGAAGTGATTCAGTGGGCAACTGGTCAGGTCTCCACTCCCTCAACCATTCCCCGGTGCTCTCTCAGCAGCCGGTTCAACTCCTTCATGAGCCGCTGATCCTCCCGCCACTTCCCGCCCTTGTACGGGTTACGCGCGACCTTCGCCTTTCCCTCGACCGTCTTGGGCCCGGTGGACTTCTCCCACGGCCTCCATCGCTGGATCGCCTCTCTCTGCTTTGCTCGTCGCTCTGGCGTCCAGCCAGCCGCAGGGTTGCCCATGGCTATGCTCCAAAAGTGTGCTTTCTGCTACATCAGTGTTGATCACGCCCGCGCCCGTGCGCGTACTTGTCGCAGAACCGGCGTTGTTGACCTGCTGCTGGCCGCCGTTGTTCACGTTGGCCTGCCTCGCGATCACAGTCGTTCTCGGGTACTTCAGGTCGACCAGCGCTGAGATCGTTGCTCTGCTCCCCGCCTGGGCCTTGAACGCCAGCCCCATGAACGCCTCTAGGTGTCTTTGGTAGTTCTGGTCCTGTGCTCGGCGGGCGAGGTTGACGAACATGGTTTGCAGAGCGGTAGCCTGAGCTACCAACATGCCCTCCAAGTCCGAGAGGTCCCCCGCTCTCACCCGGCCGACGGTCTCCTCCAAGGATCGGACCGTGGACATGATGTCCACCTCGTCCTTTGACCCGATATAGCCCTGATACGGCTGGATGACCGAGGCGGCGTTGATGGCCGGATCCGTGATCATGCGGCCCAGAGTCTGCGAGCCCGTCTCGTCAGGCCGGCTGGTCACCTCGAAAGCCCCGGGCTTGGGGCGGCTCTTGGCGGTCAATGCAGGTGCTCCGGCGTCGACTGCCCGCGGATGATGGAGGTCGCATACATCCGGATTTGCTTGCGGGTGTTGTCGACCAGAGGGAGCCATTCGCTCGGGACGAAGCTCTTGGCCTGTTCCAGCTCAACGGCGTGCTTGGGGTCCTCTTCGGCATGCAGCCGAAGCGTCCGGGCCAGCTTCTTGCCGAATTGACGCTCGATCGCTTCGACAAACTCCAGCGAGATGGGCTGATCTTCAAGAGCCTGCATGTATCCCAACAGCGCCACAGGGTGGACGTGCAGGATGAGGTAATAGGCCATTCCAGCCATCGCTGCGACACCGTAGTGCAGATTGCCGGTGTACCCGTCCAGATCCTCCAGGAGCCACTTGGCGTGGTCCTTCTCGTCGGCCAGGTGCTTGACGAAGAACGCCTTCAACTCGGCCTCCCATCCGTCATCACGAAGTGTTCCGATTGCCTGGGCCAGGAGAGGTTCGCTCGCGACGATGAGCTGATAGCAGTTGGCTAGATGTTCACGCATGATCAGAAGAAGAAGCTGGCGCCAGCACCGGCAGCGGCACTGCTGGCGGCGGACGAACCATAGGCGTACAGGGCAGAAGCAGCCAGGCCAGCAGCAGCCTGGGTATTGGCAGCCTCCTGGGCGTTCTGTGCATTCACTTGTCCAAGCTGCGAGTTGTATTGGCCCTGGGTGGCTCCCAGGAGGTCTGGCCCGCTGGTCTGCCCTTGCTGGCCTGGCGTGTTGAACGTGGGGTTTGTGACCTGGGACCCGTTTCTCAGGGCGCTCAGCTCTTGAAGAGGCAGGTTGCGTAGATACGCGCGCTGCTGAAGCGTTGCGGCGTTCCCAGCAAGGGCTTGCTGGAACATCTGGTTTTGCAGCTGCGAGCCAGCCAGCTCTGCGGCAATGTCGGCGTCGTTGCGTTGCTTGCCGAACTGGCTTTGCTGCGTGGCCCAGCCTTCGGAACCCACTGTCAGGCCCATGTTTGCAAGTTTGGTGTCGAGGGCGGCCTGCTGCTGGTCGAGACTTTCTCGATTGCGCTGTTTGATCAGGTTCGCGGCACGGTCCCAGCCATCCATGCCGGTCATGCTGTTGATGTCGATAAGCCCTGACGTATCAAACGGCTGTGCCATGGAGTCGCGTACCCGATCCATGGCACTTCCCTGCAGGTCGGCCATCCCCAGGCTGGTGCGGTTGTACGCATCGAGGAGTTGCCGCCCGGTGTCGGACAACTGGATCTCAGACGACCACTTGTCCGGGTTGATCATGTAGTCGTTACGATCAGGCGCCTTCAGTATCGCCCCGGTCGCTTCCATGTACTTGCGTACCTGTGGATTGAGCTGGAGCCCGCGCTCCTGATCCTGATAGCGTTTCAGCGCTGCGTCATACCCGGCTTGGTCGAATCCATCGCCCTGGTGGTAGACCAACGAACCATAAGGGGTGACTTGGTCGATGCGGTTGGCCTGAGTTTGCGCGCGGGCGGCATTGAGGTTGCCGGCAGCTTGGGCGTTCGCTTGGCCGACGTAGTCAGGTGCGGCGGGCGCTTCGGACTTGCCACCGTACAGGCGCATGCGGCCGGCCGAAGGCTGAAAGGCCCGAGGATCGTGCTCGGGGATGTCGAGGAGGTGCTTCATTGGGCTTGGCGGCGTTCCATGGCTGCGCGAAGCAGAGCGTTGATTTCGTGCTCCACCCAGCCCTTTGCGTGTTCGCCCAGGGAGATGGGCTTGGGAAACGTTCCACGCCGGATGCGGCTGTAGATCGTCGAGCGGGACAGTCCAACCCGGCTCATCACCACGGGTAACCGCAGGATGCGAATGGGCGGGTCCTCATCGGCATGGCCGGCCGCGGGTAGCCGCGACCGTCCGTGACTGGCCGTGAGGGAATGCGTGTGGACGTCTTTGGACATGGATGGATGGTCGACCCAAGTGCTCGCCACATCTACGCCGAAGCTGACCGTTGCTCGTCAGCGCCCGGCGTCCCTCGCCATTTCTATCCACGAAGCCAGGTCCGATATCCGATAGCTGACCCTGCCGCCGTTCATTCCGAGCGCATAGAAGGTCGGGCCGTTGCCCGACTGCCGCATCGCCTTGAGACTCGCCGCCGAGTACCCCAGCAGTTGGGCGGCATCCTTCTCGTTCACGCGTCCATCTCCAGAGACACACATCCGCTCTCGGGCAGCGAATGCCCCGAGGAGGTCCGCAGTCGCCTGGATCGACTGAGCAATCGAACCCTGAGTCACAGCCGGCCCCCATTTCCCTCGCGCGCGCGTACTGGACGTTTTTCAGCGTCGCGGTACACGACCTGGAAGTACTTCAACAGTTCGGGCTTCAGCTCGTCCGGGGTGTTGATGCAGTCCTGCCGCATCTCCTCCCGACGCTCAGGACTGTCTCCCCAGCAATCGCAGGCCCGCATGGCAGCGCGGATCAGCTCGTCCTGAAGGCGTTTGGCCTGGGCCTGGCACTGCTCCAGGTATCGGACGACCTCCTGCTTGTTGGCCCTGAGGATCTGCCGCTGGCTGTCGTGCAAGGTGCTGGCCGGGCTCACAAGGAGTCGACCACCCTCCCCCAGCTCAACGGTGAAGCCCTGCGCCCAGAGGTCGCTCAGGATGGAATGTGGCGAGGTCATCAGATCGCCTCCACGTCCGTCGAAGATTCCGAAGGTTTCGAAGATTCCAAGATTCCGGAGACGGAACCTTCGGAACCTTCGACGTTTGGCGTCGAGCCAGTCCGTGAAGATTCCGAAGATTCCACGTCCGAAAAACTGGAGCCTTCGGAATCTTCGGAATCTTCGGAACCTTCGGTGGTGGGGCTGGAATCTTCGGGGAAAGTCACTTCGTGGCCTGGTAGACGCCAGTACCAGCCGCCCTGCATGCCGCCCTTCTTGCGCACGACGCTCAGCTTCTTGGATGCCGCCCAGATCTGTTTCTTGGTGAACCCAGCAGCCTTGAGAGGCTTGCTCGCGGTATCAGCCTCGGTCCACGTCGCAGCGGAAAGCTCCTCGCGCAGCATCGAGCTGGCATCGGAGGTGTCCTCCCCGTCGTCGTCGCTGGGGTCCGTCAAGAGATCGCGAGCGGTCCCCTCGACAGCCTTGCCCCAAGCAATCCGGCTGGCTTCGATGCCGCCCATTACCTCGATCTGCTCAAGGTGGTATTCGAAGCCGCCGTCGTCCGGACCGATGTTGGACTTGGCACGGGCGAGAATCCGCGCGTCCTGGCCATCCTCGCCCTTAACCTTGGCAGCGACCATAACCACCCGAGCGACCGCGGAGAAGGCCACGCTGCCGACCACGCGCTGCGCCGGGTCTTGACCCTGCCCGCCCTTGGCGAAGTGGGTGATGCCAACGATGGCGCACCCGCATGTCGCGGCAAGGTCCACCAAGGGCTGGAGCGATCGGCGCACCTCGGTGTTCTTGTGACTGTCACCGTTGACCGCTGAAACGACCGGATCGACCAGCACCATGCGCACATCGCCGATGTGCTCTATGGCCTGCGTCAATTGGGACAGGTCTCGGGCCGGGTCGAACGGCACCAGCTCGCCGTCAATCCTGGTCCCCTGCACGAAGAACACCCGCGCTGGATCGCCGCCGGCCGCGACAATGCGGGGCAGCAGCGTGTCGGCTGCATCATCCTCGCTGGAGAAGATCACTGCGTTGCCCTTAGCGCAGCGTGCGCCATCGGGCCACACACCGCCAATGGTCACCGTTGCGACCATCGTGAGGCCCAGGGTAGTCTTCCCCTGCCCAGGCGCACCAGCGAGCAAATGGAACTTCCCATTCGCCAGCCAGTGCCGCCACAGCCAGTCAATGGGCTGGGGGTTGAGCTGGCTGCCACAGACGATGGCGACGGCGTTGTTCGGGTCCATGGTCGCTGCCCTGGCAGCCTCGATGTTCTTGAGCACGGCGTTCATGCCTGCACCTCCACTTTTCCGGCGAGCCGGTGCAGATCGTTGTGGTCTGAGTCGTTCGGGCCACGCGGCAGGCCCGTGAAGTCAGGTACGGCCAGCAAGCCACCGACGGCGCGCGCAGCTTCCGTTGCTGCCGTCAGGCCCGGATTTCCAAGAGTCGTGTGGTCGTCGTCGGCCGCGATTACGAGCGTGATGCAGGGAAACTTGGCGCGCAGCGCTCTCGCCACGGGCAATAGGTTGCCCGCGTTAAACGCCACCGCCACGGCATGGCTGGTGTCCTCGTGGATCGTGGCGCCCGTTGCGTACCCCTCGCAGATCACCAGGCGGCCGGATGGCTTTCCGATCGAGCAATAGCAGCCCTTCACCCGTCCTCCCGGCATGAACCGCTTCTCGCCGTCCGGGGCGATACTCTGCAGGCTCCACAGACGTCCTTCTGCATCACGCATCGGGATCAGAAGCGTATGTCCGCCTTCGATCCGGATGCCGTGTGGCTGGACGCCCTTGTTGGTCAGGTAGGTATGTTCCGTGACTGGCTCCGCAGCGGCCCACCGCAGCGCAGCAGCCTCGGCCGTCTCAGCCTGGCGCTGTCGCTGCTCCGCGTCGTGCTGGCGGCGCAGGACATCCATGCGGCGCCGGAAGGCTTCACGCTCAGCAGGCGTCAGCTCCCGGTCATTCCTGCGCGTCTCGACATGCCCGCACCGGAAGCAGTGGGCCACGCCGTGACCCTCCCCGGCGCATGTGATGCCCATGGTCTTATCCTTGGCCGAGCGTCCGCAAGCGGGGCAGGAGACGCGGTAGTCACCTGGGGCATATTCGTTCCAGTCGATCATGCTGCACCTCCGATCAGGCGCAGGAGCGCGCCCAGTGCAGCGAGATCCGGGCATCGCCGAGCAGCGCCCACCCGAGTGACCACGTATCCTCCGTCGGCCATCTCAAACACCTCATGGCCGAGGAGCGCGAGACGGGCACGCAGTGTGTCGAGGAGTTTGGTCTCAGACAT